TGCTCCGTTACCAGTAAATAACTGTGTTTCCGGAATAGTATATCCATATTGAGTAGGAGTAGTTTCTCCAAACAAAGTATAATTCAAATAATCAACTGATGCATCGTATGAAGTTAATATTGTAGGAGTTGATGAATTGTATTTTCCTGCAAAAACAAGTTTAGCAGAAGTACCGTTACTTGCTATATCAATAGCATAATCTCTACTTATAAAATTTGCACCGCCGGTAAAATCGTTTAATACAACCACTGATCCGCCGGGACTAGTTGAAATAGTAAATTCGTTATCATCTACAATTGTTTTAATATAATAAATTGTATGCGGAATAATGATACTTCCAAACATAGTATCGCTAAACACGATTTGATCATTTACTGATAATCCTGTAGTAGTGTGACATGTAATTGCATTGTTACTTGCTTTAGTACGGGTTACTGTTTCTGTAGTGCCTAACACTAATTTAGTACTATTGTAAATTGTTAACGGGGCAGTCCATGTAACACCGTATTGAAATTGAATTTGCACTCGCATTGTACCTAATGCAGTAGTCAATTCAAAAGTGGGACCTGCTACACCACTAGGCGCAGTAAGTGATATGGTTATACGATTTGTAAGTAAGCTCACCGTCTTAACATAGTAAGTAGTGTCTTCCGCTACCCCACCAAATACTTCTCCCTGAAACTTTATTGGACCATTTAATACAAAATCAGTAACATCATCACAAGTGATACTATCTCCCAATGCATTAGTTGATGTGGCTATTACAGATATTGGGGATGTGCCAGGCTGAATTAATCCAGACCCTGAATATATAGTAGCACTATAATTACAATTAACAACTATTTCATTCCAGCCTGTAACTAAATTTAATCTAATAGGGTCAGTTTTTGTACTGGCTTTAACCAACTGGTCTCCGTTACCTGTTTGATATACATCAATTCTTAATTTATTTAATACAGGACTAAACGATATAGGAGAAGCAAGTGTGATTGTAAAATTTATCCAATTGATCGTATAATTAGCAGGTTCATAAAGTGAAGTACTTAGATTAGTTGCCCCGTCAATTACAAAAACAGCAATTTCTATTGGTATGGGAACTAAATTAGCAAAACTGTATAGTGTTTGACTACTTGATGTTGGGGTAAGTTCTGTAGTAACAACATTATATCCAACATGTTGATATATAGTTTCATCCCAATTAGTACCAGGTCTAGTTGCCACAGTCATTGTCATCGAATCCGTAACTACTCCGGAAACTAATTCTTCCGGAGCATACCCAGATTCAAATGAATCTCCTTGGACTGTATACGCTGCAGGGTTAGTAAGGAAAGCTGATATATTTGTCCAAGTTGTACCATTTGATGTTCCTTGCAATATAACATTATTATCACCTACTATTATCCATACTGAATCATTGGTATTATATAAGATACCGTTAAGATTTTCAACAGTGCCTGATGTTCTAGTAGTCCAAACATATCCATTAGACGATGTTCTAATTGTTCCGTTATTTCCAACTGCTATATAAATTGAATTAGCATATAAGACATCATTCAATGTATATAATTCAGGGTAATGATACATCTGAGTTAATGTAACTGCATTATTTGGTGTTGCTCCACCTAATGTAATTGCTGCTCCGCCTGAAGTAAGACTTAATGTAACTTGTGAAGTAGATACGATAGCCTTAATATAATAACTGGTGCTTAATACAATATTATCAAATGAACTTGTAAATCTGACTACATCGTTTACTACAAATCCCGCAGTACTTTGCACTGACACTATATTTCCGGCAACAAAGGTTCCGTATACTAAAGTTTCTGAAACTCCAAGCCATAGATTACCATTTACACTTGAGTAGATTAATCCATCTTCTCCAACTGCAATAATAAGATTGCTACTATTAGTAATCCCGTTAAATCCTTTAGTTGTCAATGACGGCAATAATGTCCAATTATATCCATTAGTACTAATTGCTATTAAATCAGTATCTATTGCATATCCGGCAACCAAACGTTGTCCTTTACCCACAGAAATAACTCCGGAAAAACTAGTTGAGTTTATTCCAGCAACACCGTTAAATGATGTAACTAATTGTACATTTAAATAATTAGCAGGGGTAGTATATGTTTCAGCCCAAGCATATGTATCAGTACTAGTAACAATGTTTTCCCCAACAGCCACCCATAATAGAAGAGATGCAGAATATGCCACACTGTTTAATGATAATGATGCTACCTCAAGTGAAGTTGAATCATACGGAAATTCATCAAACGGAGTTGCCCCAAACGGAGTATATTGGCCATTTGATGTCCAAGTAGATCCGTTATTACTACGATATATAGGGGTTGCAGCATTATTAGCAGTAACTACATAAAATTCACCTGCATATATTATATCAGTTACATTTACAGGATTAGTAGATAATTTTACGGTAGCCCATTCACTTCCATCAATACTAGTAATAATTTCTGAATAACTAGGAGTATTAGAAGCTCCTAAATAAGTGGTTCCGTTCCAAGTAATTGATATATTATCAACATCGGTTGGATAAAACGGTAAATCTTGTAGTACAGTGTCTAACTCATATTGAAACTCAGGAGCAAATGGATTTCCTAAGTATGTACTATTAGGGTATCTAATTCCCTGTAGTAATTGAGTTAGGTCTACCCCCGGCATATTAATTGTAGGTTGATAGTAACCTATAATTCTATCTAATGCATTAAGTCTTCTATCGCCTGAGTCTAATAATTCCCATTTACCAAATGCAAAATCAGTATCATTATTACTAATAATACATGCATAAACTCTATTATTATATTTAACAATACTTTGTTCAAATGTAATTGGTTCTAGCAAGAAAGCATAATCTCCTGTCATTGCTATCGTCATTGTTCCTGTAGAATCAGCAATAATATTAAAAGTAGTACCCGAAACAGTTTCAGAAATAGTTATTGTAGTTGCGGTAGGTATTGTAGTAATATAATAGGTTCTTCCTACTACAATTCCTCCAAAGACGGTTCCAGTAAATATTACCGGATCAGAAATTTCAAAATAAGTAGAACTGGTTACTGTAAATCGATCTGTTGACGCGGTTGCGGCTGTTACGGTAGTAGATATTATTCCATTAAATCCAAAATTTATCCCACTTACTGAGTCGGTCAATAATTGATTTGAATATACTGCAAACTGATTTAGTGTAATAGATTTTAAGTAATAATTTTGAGACACAGTAACTGGCGTTCCAGAACAAATTACTCTTTCTATTTCTCCAGTAGTACTAATACCTGAAATAGTTAATAGTACATCGTTTGCCGGACTCAGTCCACCCAAGTTTACCCCAGATATAGTTAAAGTATTATCAAGTGCATATCCGGTACTAGAATTTGTAATTATAGCCCGATATCCGCCTAAGATATAACTTATATCAAATACTGGCAATGCAACAGCCTTTCCAGTACCAGTGCCTGCATTAGCACAAGTAAAAGTACTACCAACAGAATATGTAATAGCTGATGTTCCTGCAATTGTATTCCAATTTCCTTGTGTAGTAGTCCCTAGAAAAATAATAGTATAAGTTGTACCAACAACAAAAGCGCCGGCAGTTATTGCTGAATTTACTGCTGTCCCTGTTCCCCAACCCACACCCGCATTTACACAAGTAAAAGTAGTACCCGCAATATAAGTAGCCCCGGTTGTTCCGGCAATATCATTCCATTGAAAAGTTGTTGTTGTGCCTACTGTTACAATTGTATAAATTTGATTTATTACAAAACTTCCAACCTGCGTTATACCTATAGGAGTTTGATTTAATATAACCGGGCCTGCTGCTGTTGTGACAGTTACCTCTGATCCTCCCACTGTAGTAGCAACTTGTATATATGATGAACCTGTTCCATACATAATACCAGATTCGGTAGTGACCGCGGTGATACTTCCTCCTGGAGTATTAGATACAGAAAAAGTATGTGGGTTATTATTTTTTGCAATGCCGTTACCTAAACCAGTACCTATATTAGCACAAGTAAAAGTACTACCAACAGAATATGTAATAGCTGATGTTCCTGCAATTGTATTCCAATTTCCTTGTGTGGTAGTCCCTAGAACAGTAATAGTATACTGATTAGTTAATATAAAACTTCCCACACTATAAAGAAAAGTGGCATAATATTGAACATCTAATTCTATCCCGCCTAACGGATATCCAGTGAATAGTAGTGGCATCTCTTCAGATAAAACATTTCTATTATTACAAGTTAATACATTACCAGTTGATGAGGTTGATGTTACTATAATATTTGTTATACCAATAGACGATACATAATATTGAGTAGTTGTTAGTAATCCTCCAATGGCGCTACCAAATTTTATTGGCATATTAACATAAAAATTAGTTAATCCTATTTCATTTAAGGTATTAACAATAATAATTCTGTTACTAGCAGGCAAAGTTGCAGTTCCGGTACCGGACCCAATGCCAGTAGCAGTAAATACTAATCCAATTGTTTGCGCTGTAGCACCTATTACTATAAAGTTTGTATTTCCTATGTACGCAATTTCATATGTTTGCCCTATTACAAACGACCCGGCTGCAACTGCGGTATTTGGTAAATTAGCAGTTCCTGTACCAGATCCGGCACCAGTTGCAGTAAAGATCACTCCAATTGTACTTGCTGAAGCACCAATAGACACAAAGTTAGTAGTGCCAACAGTAACAATGGTATAACTTTGCCCTATAATAAAATCGCCTGCAGTTACTGAAGCAGGTATAGTATCAGAAACAGTTCGTTGTATTAATTCTCCGGTTAATCCGGAACTAATATTTGGAAATTGCTGTGATGTATCATACAAAGTAAATAGTTGTCCATTAACTTGACCCGGACTCACAGGTAACGAAATATTAATTGTCATATTACCAACATCAGTAGTAAGTGCAACAGTATCAGTTTGACTAGTTAATAATGCAGAACCGGTTACATTAGATGTAATATTAAAATCACCACTATTAGGCTGAGATGATATAGTAATTGTAGATGATATATTTTGTATCGTGCTTATATAATATGTTGTACCCGATATGATACCGCCAAAAGATGTGCCGGCGACTGTACCGGTTGCACCTGCAGTTCCAGTACCCGAACCTAATCCAGATGCAATAAATGAAGTTCCCTCTAGAGGTTGCCCGGTAATTGTAATTGCCGGGGACACTGTTTGACTATTATTAATTGTATATGTTCCTGAATATCCAACTCCAGTTCCAAATGCAGTAATATATGTTCCTGCCGTTACGCCGGTCCCTGTAATATATGTGCCTATTGTTAATATGCCTGAAGTAACACCGGCAATATTAAGCGTTGTGCCTGATATTGATCCAGTGACCACAGCAGAAGATGCTGCTCCAATTAGAGTAAAGTCTGTTGTTCCCAATGTAACAATTATATAAGTTTCTCCTAATATATAATTACCGGCAGATATTGCTCCAGAATTAGCACATATAAAGATATCACCTACTATATATGTTTTAGTAATACCTGCCACGGTGTCCCAATTAGTTGTTCCAACTGTTACAATAGTATATTCTTGTCCTATTACAAAAGACCCAGCAGATATAATCATTGAATTAAATATGATAGGTTGATTAACTGTTAATATATCTGATAACAACTCTGTGGTTACGCACGTAATTTTATCTGTACTTGCATTTGCTCCGGTTATAGGCAAAGTTAATGGGTTTTGATTTAACGACATTGTAAATCTTTGACTGTCAACTACAGTGGTTACATAGTAAGTTTGATTATCATCTATACCACCAATCATTGTTCCTGTAAAATATATTGGTAAATTTATATAGAAACCCTGAGTTCCGCCACTACCTGTTAAATTTAACGGAATAGTCAATGTATTAGTTGTTGCAGTAGTTGCTGTAACTGTAGAAATGCCAGGATACGTTACCGTTAATATTGCGGTATTACTTGCGTCAGCAGTATAGCAATTTAATGGTGCTGCACCCACAGGAATTATATATCCGGATAAATCAAATACCGGAGGGGTCCCATTAATTTGAATTGAACTAACAGTTTGACTATTATTAATTGTATATGTTCCTATACCGCCAGTGCCCGTACCTAATGCAGTAATTGTTGTTCCTATTGTTATTCCTAACCCAGTTATAACAGTTCCCACGGTTATTGTACCGGAAATAACAGTAGTTACAGTAAGTGTAGTGGTTGAAATTGAACCAGTAAATTCACCGCCGGCTATGGTAGAAATTTTAAAATCAGTATCATTTATAATAGAATGTACATAATATGTTGTACCGTCTACCAATCCTCCTATCATTGCCCCTACAAATTTAATCGGCATACTTACATAGAAGCCAAGAGTAGAGCCTGATGCATTACTATTGCCTGCGCCATTGTCTAATAAAGTTAATCTTATTATATCAGTTGCCGCTATTGTTCTTTCAACAATTCTAGCAAATGATGACCACGTAATAATTTGATCATTAGTTACATTAACTATTTCAAAAGATATTCCCTGTCCGCTTGCTAAAATTGATTGAATATTGGGCTGTGTATTTTCTAATGTAATAGATGAGCTTGATACTGTTTGACTATTATAATATAGTCCAGCAAACGGAGATGCATAAAATGCATTACTTTCCCAATCAGTAACTTGTGAATTATAGGTAGTGCGGTCAAACTTAAGTGTAATATTATTTTGACGAATTGGAGATGCAGTTGAAACACAAGATGCTCTTGCCCCTAGATTTAATGAGCCGCCAGTAGCAGAACCTACACTGTAAAAGGGTATTCTGTTATATATATTACCATTAATAGCATCTCCATAATTAGAATACAATGCGACAATAACAGTTGGCACAGTTTCTAGCACATTCACATAGTACCATTGATTGTTTACTAATCCTCCAATTGCAGTATTTCCTACCGACACCTTATATTGAATAAGATCTCCTGTTTCTAATAAAGGAGCATACACATCAATTGTATTGCCAACAAGACTAACTGCACTACTTTCAAACGGGATAATTACTGCTGAATCTATAATAATAGTTGGCAATACTGCATACCCTTTGCCTGGATTAACAACCGTAATTGACAGTACTTTATCTAAATTCATAACTGCAACCAACTCTGCTAAAACCATTGGCTCTGGATAAATTGTAGTGTCAATATATGCAATAACTTTAGGGGGTTCAGTATAGGATCTTCCGCTGTCAAGTAATAATACTGCTGGCAAATCTATATAAATTAATTCGCCAGGTATATGTGTAGATACTGTAGTGCCACCTATGCCTCTAGTTAGTCCTGCGACCACACTTAAATTTCTATCAACGGTTGAATATTCTATTTTTTCATCACCCAGTAATAATACACCGGTAGTAGGCAATCCAAATGCATTTGCAACTGAAAATGCAACAGAATTTAATGATATATAACTTGTTAAGGTTGTAATTTGATAATCTAATACTCCGGTAATGCTTACACCCATGTTAGTAAACCATTGATTATATGAAGAAGTAGTCCATATAGGGTCTGTATAAGAATACTGATATATAGTGCCGGGGTAACCATATACTAATTGCGGGCTAATATAATGTTCTTGTTCAATGTCATATTCAGCTGGTAAATCAAAATCTGTTATATCACCTTCATATACATCAACCCCGGTGTATTTAAATATAAATTCTTTAATTACAACATGGTATGGTTTTACTTCATTTATATAACCTGCTAAAAATTCTTGATTATCTGCCTTATATTCATCAATAGGCACCAACTCTCGTATCGTGTGTGATACATCAATTAATGAAGTTTTATTTAACCATGGAATATAATTTTGAGATTCAATGGTCTCACTTTGAATATATTCAAATAACAATATCAAACTTTTATTACGAAATATTAATAATTCATTTGTATAAAGTTGTTCATTTAATGCTCTAACAATAAATCTAGTTTCTTCAGATGGGTATAAATCAAAGTCAGTGGTGTCATAAAAATTATCACCAAATCCAAATCGATCTATTGAATAATCCCACAATGTGCTACTAAATTCAATCGTTCCATTATTAAGTCCTATGCGTGTCCAACTACCCAAAGAAGTTAATATATATGTTTCTGAATTACCGTTCCCGTTTAGTTTTACTGTAGCAATAGTGCCGGCTACCACCTCTAACGCTGCCAAATCAGCATATATATTAACGGTTGTTGCAGATTTTGTAGCATCACTATAGCCTGGAGCCCACCAATTAATATAAATCCAATAATCAGAGGTATTATAAAATGGTCCGGTTGCAGTTAAAAATAAACTTCTTCTAATTTCTGTAATTGGAAATTGTGCTAACACAGTATTAGCATACATTAAATAATTTTTTAATGCACCAAATCTATTAAAAAAGAAACTTTGCGATGGTCGTACTAATATACCAGTTTGTACTGCTTTTGGTAAAAACGGATTAGGAACAATTTGCCCCGATTCATCCACTCCGCACATACTATCTAGTAACTTATCATATAAATTAGTAGGTAAATCTGTGGTGTTTAATTTAGGGAAGCCTGGTAAAAAATCATCGGCATAATTAGCACGTACTAATGCGTATTGGTTGTGTCCAGGATCATCATTTGTTCCAGTTGAATATCCTATATTTAATACAGTATCATTTGCATTTATAGATTGCGTAGCATTATACAATCCAAACACATTTGGTAATAGTGGGGCAAAATAACTTATCCCAGAATTCTTTGGAAAATTAATATATCCGGCAATAGTAGAGTCTGCTAACGTTTTTCCTATTGCGGTAGATACTATATTAGTGTTGCTTGCCCAGAAATAATACACAGGGACTACAAGTCCCGTAGCATTTAATGTATAGTTTGTAGCATATTTAGTGTTATCAAAAGGCGTGCCTGGGCCTAAATATAAATCAGGGATGACATTACTTAACACCCAAGTATATACTGCCACTTGACTGCCTGGAAATAATGTACCCCAATATTGACTATTATAAGAAATATCATCTTGATGATAATTTACATATCGCATATTACTAGTGTTAAGCCAAATTTGGCCAACCTTACCTGTCCCCCATACTAATGCACGAGGGGCTGTTGTAGAGTTATATCCTGCAGGATCATTATTAGAAATTATATCAATATTTTGTCTTGCCGCACCTAATATTTTTCCTTGAAGTGGATCAATATAATCTAAATTGTCTAATGTTTCATTTGTTTCAGCACTAAACAATTGTATATTTGCTATTTTGCTTATGTCAACAACCGGTGCTGATTGTCTATATGTGCTCCAATCAGGTACCCCACTAGTATTTAAATATGTAATAACTTGACCGTTATCATATCCCACTCTAAAGTTTGGTGTGCCTATAATTAAAGATTCGTTTGTAAAATCAATAGCGTGACCGTACATGGGTTGGTCACCGTAACTTTGATTTAATGCATTAGTACTTTGAGCATAGATATATTTGCCCGGATTAAGCAAACTTGCATTGTACACCGGTAAATAATCAAACATGTATACTGCACCGGCATTATAAAACGGGTCTACCCACTGCGTAGTATTATTATCAAACAATGTGTCATTATCTAAGAATTCATCATCAGTAAAATCAAAAGTAGTTGCTAAATATCGGGTGCCAGTCGGCGCACTTGCAACAAAAGACCCAGCAGCGTTAACTTTTACTACATTTCCAAATTGAGTTGGACCGTATAAATGCGGACATTTAATAAATTGAGTTTGTGTGTATAAATTAATTCCTAATTCACTTAACGTAGCGGAATCAACAACAGATAATATTAATTTATCGTTTGCTGTTGCTAAATCAACATTTATTAACTGAATAATAAGCATGCCATTAACCGCAGATGCTTGAATATTAGTTACGTTAGCATTGTTAATTGTGTTAGCAACTGCTATCGCATTACCTGCCACAATCGGAATTAAATATCCATTTAATAAAATATTACGTGCGGTAGTAACTGTACAAGTTGATGTTCCTATAATTACGCCATAGTTACTACCACCGTTTGTAAATCTAAATACTGCTCCCTCTTCATCTCGCTGTGTACTCAACTCAAATGGAGCACCAATTAATAGTTCTGATGCATATGTGTTAACAGCAACGCTTTGTCCAAAATGTACTCCCACATTAGGAGTAGTTTCAGTAGTAAGTGTTTGTACTAGCGTAAATAACGGCCCACTTATATTAACCAAATCGCCAGCTCTAATAGTTTGATTAACTATTAAATTATTTCCCACAACTGCATAATTTTTGTCAGTAATTAAAGTGCCGTTTACTTTAATAAATAAAGGTTCAGTTTGAACATTAATTGTCATAACTGCATATGCAGTGCCGTTGCCAGAACCAACTTTAGTTGCTGTGAATATTACGCCGACTGTGTTAGATGCTGCACCAATTAACATAAAGTTAGTTGACCCAACTGTTATAATTTGATAGGTTCTACCTATTAAAAAATTCCCGGCAGTAATGGTTGCTCTAGTTTTTGTACTTATTGTTACCGGGCTACTTAGTGTAACTGCTGTTAACGATAGTGAATTAGTTGATGATGCAATAGTAAATGTTCCGCCACCTGATGTTGCAGATATAGTTATAGCCGGTGCTAATCCTGCAGTAGTTATTGTTTTAATAAAGTATGTTGTACCGGATACTATATTAGTTACATCAGCATTACCTTCAAAAATAATTGGACTGTTTACAACAAAATTAGTTGTACTATCAACTACAATTAAATTATCGGTAGCAATAGTAGACGCAACGCTAGTAATATATTTGTTTTCAGCAATAGTAAATGTGCTACCGGTAGGCACTGACCGAATATAATACACTATGTCAGCAGATATTCCGCTATCAACTATCATTGTATTAGAAAACATTGCTGGAGTAAGTACAGTAAATCCAGTTGTACTAGCGCAAGTAATCGTGTCAGTAGCCGTAGTAGAAATAATATTTGTCGTAAGGATGACAGGAGTCCATGCTAATTGATAAGTTTGTATCGATGGGGATGCAGAAGTATATTGCACTTCTATATTTTGCATTACTCTATCAAATATGTATGTATATCCCCAATTATCAACTGTTGCACTATAATCTTTGTTTGGGGTACCTATAACAATAGTATCTCCATAGTAATCAGTTGCAACAGAATATCCAAAATTATCTCCGGCATACGCGGTTCCGGTACCGGACCCAACTCCTGTTGCAGTAAATAGTACGCCTATTGTATTAGATGCTGCACCAATTAAAGTAAAGTCAGTTGAACCAACCGTTTTAATTTCATAACTATTTCCTATTGTAAAACTACCGGCAGTTGTTACTGAAGTTAATCCAAGTGAATTACCATCTATAACATATGAAATTTCATATTTTCCTGTATTTTGAGATTTACGATAAGCAGATACACTATTATTTAAGGTATCAGAAATATATATCCAATTTTGATCGCCTGATATTGCAATAGCATCTCCGGGTAATGCTATTGTATTTTGATACGGGGTAATAGAATTAATTACAGCAGTATGTTGTAATTGATATATATAGACCTTAGGAGTAGTTGGCTCTGATATTACTATAAGATCTCCAACATGCACTATAGTTGTACCAAATGAAGAAGCATTAGTAATAGTTTGTACTATTTCATATATAAAATCTACTTCATTATATACATATCTATATACTTTGCCGGCTGTGGCATCGCCTATTAAATAACCAATATCAGCAGTATATGCCACAGCACTACCAAACGTATTACTTGTTGCTTTTAGAATTTCAGATTCATATTGATAATTAATATTTTTTCGTAATACAGCCCAGTTACCGTCTTCATTAGTATCTACCCACACTTTATTTTTAATAAATTCAGCGTCTAATAAAGGTAAATTAATTATTTCAGACGGGGTGGCCACTCGTTGTGATTGAAATTTAAATCCAATTCCAAATCCAGTAACTGTAAGAATACTTGGATTTAATGTTAAATTAATAATAACACGATTGGGATCTACTACTAAACTTACGATATAATATCCATTGATACCATCATTGAAATTAACTATTGCTAGCGGTTGATATTGTTCTAAATTATGAGTTTGGTTAAATGTTATTGTAACAGTTCCATTTAAATTATTTTTAGCATATATAACCTGACCCAATGAAGCAGGGGTAAATACCTGCCATGTGCCTAAATAATTAGCCAGCCAAGTATAATCTCTTACATAAAAATTAGATAACGGAATTACTTTACCATATTGATTAGCAGCCTGAGGTAAATTAAAATAGAAATATGATGACATTTTAATATCATTATAATTTACATATCCGGCGTCAGGGAATACAGTTGATTGTGTGCCTGCATTTATAGTAGGTAATATATTAACATCATTAATAACTCTGCCATAATTAAATAATGAATATATAGGAATTTCTTGCTGAACTCCTTCATTTGCTATACCATTAGTAAGACCTACTATAGAGGGATTACCTGTTAAGTAAGTTTGATTTAATTTAAATTGAACAAAATTATCATTTAGTACTCCGCCAAATTCACCTGATTTTATAGCCCAATTTTCATAAACATCATATTTAATTCCGCCTTGCAATAATGTTGCACCCTTAAAGGCACTTACTGCATTTAGTGTTCCCTTTTCTTTAATTAAATTTTGATAAACATTAATCTGAGTTATATCAGATAAATCCGCAACGGATAAGTAATCTCTAGGACGATACCCTATTAAAGAAAAACTTAATAAATCAGAATCTTGTTCTAAGTTAGCATAATTAGAGTTGTAATATAAGGTACTTTCATATGAACGTGTGCTTGAGTTAGGCAATAATCCCTTTTGTATTTCGTTATAATCTGTTAGTTTCCAGTCTTGTTCATCAAATATTTCTTTTGCTTGACTGATTTTTATTGCTATCCAATATCTATTTTTATATTTTATAATAGAACCGGTTGTGTATTTTACTTCTTTATTCCACTCAAGTATATTATCTTGATTAAGAATAAATCCTTGAGCATCAATCGTGCCGTTCCACTCAGCAGTTTTAGTACCATTTAATATTATTCTTACTTGACGTAGCCCAGTTATTAAATTATAGATAGTATCATTAAATAACGTAATATTATCAAACACAATGCCATGTTCAAAATTATATATATTAAATTGTCCGTAGGATATAGTGTCGCCTGCATTTAATGTCTTTATGCTAAAGGTCGTATCTTCACGAACTATGCTCAAATCTCTAGATTGAATTGGATATAAATTTTGATTTAATACAAAATTTTGTTGATGGAAAGTTAAAGGTTGTACAATTGAACTGTCACGAGAAATAACTAAATAGGTAGCCGCCGGATTTACATTAACTATACTTCCTACTTCCCAACCCAACTGAACCCAATACATAAACTCTTCGGTCATTTGTCTCCAGTTTATTTCTATTCCATTTTCAATTTCAGCAAAAACTAATCCTTCACTTTCCAAATATTTGCTATAACTTATTAAAAATTGTGCTACGTCTTGAACTGTATAAAATTCAGTACCATACGGTATAATAATTTCAACAGGAGAATATTTACTAGCAACCCTAACAGTAAGAGTTTCTACTTCTATATTATCATAAATGCCATTATTAATTGGTTTAAATGTTTTAAAGAACGCTTGTGTTTGTGAATTACCATAAACTGCATATCCGTTCGTTGTTATTTGAATAATAACGCCGGTATATATTACTTTAGCAAACGGTTGATTATCATACAACAATACTGAATAACTCTCATCAGGTATTAATAAAGAAGCATTAGTGTTATTAGGTGTGCCCTTTTCTACATAAAATTTTAATAAATCTTTATCACTGAACCCGGCTAATCGGTATACTAACCTAACATCCAAATCTCTTAATACATCTAATAGATCTTGGGTGGCATCTACTCCTGTTTGTTTAGCATAATCTACAATCCAATTAATATAACTGGTTTTAGCAGTACCTGATCCATATATTTCTATATTACTTACAACCAAATGACTTCTATCATTTACTAAATATTGTCCAAATTCAGTATTGAATTTGTAATTGTCTAAATCAACTCCCAAATTAAAGAATTCTGCAGGTTTAGTTAATGCTAATATACGCATCAAATCAAATGGCCATGAACTACTTCTACGATAACTAAGTTCGGCTGGACTATCATCACCTACTTTCCAATCACGTTGAAATAAATTATTGTTGTAATTACCCACGATAGCATCAAATGCAGATAATAATTCACCTGCACTATTGACCGGTAATATTTGTAATAATTCAGGTCTTACTGCTGCGGCAATTACAATAGGGTTACCGTCATTCCAGTCAATTCCTTCTGCTAAATCATTCCACAATACGAAGTTATCACTAGTATATGGTGCTGCACCATATTTAGTAGCCCACCACGTAGGTTGATTAGTATATCCTAACATTTCCCATGGCGTTTTATCCGGCGTGGTTGTGTCATAAAAATATTGAAATATTCCTCTCCAATATCCTTGCTGTATTACAGCTTTGTTTATCTTATTTCCACTTTGAAAATAGTTATAAGTAGATTGATTATAGGTATTATAAATTTGTCTTTTATAATTAATTCTATTTTGCCCTACCCAATTTAAAAATGTTTCAGAGTATATTTGTAATATATCATCATTGGTATAATCAGTTTCTCTAAAAAATCCCGGTAATACTTCATATTCTTTAATTGGAATAATTGCACTTACTTTTAAATTATTATATACACGAGTTTCATATTCTAATAATACCTGATCTCTAAAATCAACTAATGTACTGGTTGTAGAATTATATGCACCATATAATTTATTGTAAGACCCGTCGTGACCAACAATAAAATATGTTGGATTTTGGTACGCACTATCTAGTATTACGCCTGGAATAGTTGCTGGATATAATCCTAACTTAGTAGGGGTGTTTGGTATATAACTTCCGTAAGTTTGATTATATTCATTAATTGTTATTATGTCATTGGCTATTAAATCTAAGGTAACGGTTACATATGGTGAATCTGCACTTATAGAATAATCTACTCCTTTAATTAATTGAGTAATTTTTGTTGTGTTATTGGTAGTTCTAGTCAAATATACTAATACACCATTATAATTTGCTGTACTAAAATTATATACCCTACTTAATTGATATACACTAATATCTAATGAATTTGCAAATAAATATGTATTACTAATGTATGCTGATTTGGAAGGAATCATGTCGCTCCAAAAGAATGGCTCGCTATCTATTTTAGAAGCAGTTAATATATCTAACGCATTATCTAATAATGCTGCTGGCTCTGGTAAGGCATTAAATGCAGTATTATTAACAGTATCTATTAATTGAGTTTTAAATGTAATGTAACTTCTGCTGTTAAACATTAACGAATTAAATAAATTATAATTTTGTTTTCTTAAAAACACGCCAGGCAATACTAATGCAGCACTATTTTGTACGATTGCATTACCGTACGGAACTAGATTTCCTAAATCTCTATAATTATTAGGCCCAAAAACTTCCCCGATAATATTAGGATTGTTTTGATATATGCTACGATATTGAGTACGAATATCTCCTACATTTACCGTTGTTAAATCTTGGTTTAATGGATTATTATTTAAATTTAGTGGAATACTATAATATGCTGTAGTGCTTACTTGGTCACTTAATATTAATATCTCTACTATACTTTGTATAATAGTTGAATTTAAAGTTATAATAGTAGAAGTTGTAGTAGTGGTATATGTGTAAGAATCTGCAGCCTGAAAAATATTATCTACATACACTTTAATAACAGGCCAGTTACCTTCAACAGAATCAACTACTGCTATATCACACGTAAAAACTGGCAATGTCCCTACTACCGGCGCCCAATTAAATTGAAACTGTTGATATTGAATACTAGGGGCAATTGCGGTTTGCCACCCTAAATTACGTTTAGTTAAGCCAAACGAAATGGTATTTTCAACATATCCTGTATTAATTTTTTGAGTTATAGGAGTAGTTCCCGATACATAATTAAAGGTATCTTTATTTAATGAAACATCAAAACTTATATCACCAACATTGGCTACTGAACTATATCTAAGTGGAAAACTTAATATAATATCATCAATCCCGTAACCTATTCCGTATGCAAATAATTTAGATCCTGCAAATGAACTACTTGAGTATATCTCTGTGTTTCCAAAACTTATTCCATTATTATCATAAACATCAAATAATGGAGGTTGATTTACTGTTATTTTTTGTTGACATTCTATCCAACTAGTTCCGTCAAAGTAAAAATCCATACCTTGATAGTTATATCCTCTGAAGGCAACGGTTTGCTCACCGGGCAGTACCAATCCATCTTCTGCTTCGGTTAACGTTATAACAGGAGTAGTTGATCCTGCTACAAGTGAAAATTGTGATACATAAATTTTATTTTTTATATTATCATTTGTGTCTGCTGTAAAAACAACTCTTGCTCCGGGAAATAACGCATAGTTATCTACTTGTAAATCTGTTGTTATAATTGAAGCAACCGTAGTTGATGCAAATATTGTTGGTTGATTCCATGTCATTGTTATTGTTAGCGTAGTTGTCCCGCTAATAGCAGTAATAATACTATTTTTAGGCAATAACTGTGTAGAATCTGTAATATATTGCCCAACTGCAATTGAGCCGGTTATGTCAGTTGTCAGCACTGTTGCAGTAGTAGACAACGGAGTTACAACAACATCAAATGTTCCGCTAGCGGTAGACAATATTAATGTATCTCCGTTTTGATCTTCAGATATAGTAAATGATTCATACGTATTTCCAACCATCTCAGACGTTGTAATTACTAACGTACTATTAATTGTATAGGTTCCTGTACCGCCGGAGCCTGATCCAAATGCCGTAATATAAGTTCCTGCGGTTATGCCAACTCCAGAAATATAAGTTCCTAGTTTTAAACTTCCTGCACTAATAGAATTAACAGTAAGTGTATTCGTTGAGATAAAACCGATGAAGGCTGACGGAGTAGATACTAACGTTGAAATATAATAAGTTATACCGGATAAAATATTACCAAAATTTGGATAACCAGTAAAAACAACTTTATCATTTATTTGAAATCCAACAGTATTGCCTAAACTTAATGTGATTAAGTTAGTGTTAACCGTTGTATTGCTTGCTGTTCTGGTACCGGACAAATCACTAGATACTCCATTAAGTGTAGTATTATAAGTAGAATAACTAGTTACATCTGGGTAATAGTTTTCTTTTCCCGCAACCAATGAGAAAGCGTCAGTAGTTCTATCATCTATAAAATCTATAGGACTCTTACCTATAGTGCCAGAATTAAATAAATTAATATTTGGATAAAATTCTATAATAGGACGTTTAGCCTTATATTCTTGTGTGGCAGATATTGTTATTGACGCAGGGTCATTATTATAAGTAGCAGTTGCATTGATTACATCAATATGAAACCATCTATTACTTCTTGACCAGGCATTTTTATTAATAGAATTTCTAGCAATTGTTATATAATCTGGTGTTAGTGGAATATACAATTCTGAATCAAAATTTCCAATATCATATGCAGTACTATCATATGGAATATATGATCCTGAAGTAAATGCTTCAGGAGATATTAAATCTTGCACCTTTAATAATTCAATTGCAGTGCCCACGCCTTCTACATAATATTGTCCTGTTCTATACGAACTTGGAAATACATCTCCGCGAAATATTACTTTAAGTCCATTGGTAAATACAACACCTCCGGTAGAAGTAAAATTTTGTTTACCTAATATGTCAACGTCAACATTTAACGAGTAAGTGTTATTACTATCAATAAGGTTAATTACTCCCACTTTATTTTGTGAAGTGCCGTCTTGATAATATAATTTATCTAATATTGCGCTTAGATAAGGATATACACTTATATATCCGTATATATTTTTATAAAAATTTCTAGTTATCCATTCAGTTCCGTATACCGCAGTTATTTTTTCATTAGTGGGTATTTGTCCTGCAGGGATAAGTCTAATAATTGGATCACTTGATGACCCAATATATGTGATAGTATAAAAATTATCATTGACTGTTGTATAATATCCTTCTTCTAGCAACCCCTCATTAATATTACCAATTAACGTTCCGGTGGCCGTTGTTAAAGGAAAAACCACACCGCCTAATGTTTGCGAAATAGTAAATGTTGTTGAGCTATTAATTGTTTTTATATAGTAAATTGTATTGGGGATCGTTGCAGAATATTGTATTAATCCACCAAATGGTATATTTCCAGTAAATGTTATAGTATCATTTAGTGTTAGTCCTGCAGTAGAATTACATGTTATTAAATTGGTACCGGTGGTTGTATTGGTTACTGATATAGTTAATGCAGCCACTAAATTAGTATTTTGGTCAAAATTTGTATAATCAAAAAAGTTAGACACATATCCAATTTCGTCAGGTATACCGGTATTATAAAACATTACCGTTAACCCTTCAAGCGAAGTTATTCCGTCTATTGCTACCAAATCTGATAGTAATGCTCCGTTAACTTGTTCAAACGGGATTGTACTAACAACATCAACTAAATTATTACCTAAAAAATTATATTCATTTTGTGCATTTTTATTAGGGACAGTAAATGTAATTAATCCTGTTTCAGCCCCATTATTAGTTACCCCCAAAACATCTCTAGTTTGTACATTGGGTTGAGTAAGACTATATCCAGTAACGCCGGGCGCACCTTGTATCCAAAAGTTACTAGTTTGATTGACTGCAAAAGTATATGTACCTCCTCGTAATAAAGTTAGTGATGGATTAGTTGTACCAAGTTGTCCTTGAATTGTAGAAATACTATACCCAGCAGTTGTACTACTAGTAGTTACAGTATACTCGGCAGCAGCATAAACTGTTGCATTTGATATTAATACTGGATTAGGTCCATTTGGTAACCAATAGTATTGATTAAAATTAATTATTTTATCTAAATTAGTAAAGGAATCCCATGAATAGAACTCACTATTAAATAATCTATTATTATTATTAGTTAATCCGCCCTCTACCTTAAGAGCATCAATAATGCCTGGGTAACTAATAAAATCTTTTGCAGTGGCATCATTTGCTTTAGTAAAAACCACACCCGGGTCTAATTGATAGTCGGTGCGAGTTTTTGTAGGTTCAACAACATAATAATCATTTGGATTAATTCCAGGACCAAAATCACCACCAACATACCCTTGTATTTTTTTAGTATTTGGTTGCGCTACTATTTGATCAAGCGTGGCTTTTAAAAATTGAGAATTGGTAGGAGTTTTAAATATTTCCGGAAGAAAATTTAGTGTTCTAATTCTTGTGGCCATTTTTTTAAATCTTTATATAGTACTTATGCTATTTGTAATTCGGCTGGAGTTAACGCTGCAATAACAATCACATCTAATGAAGACGCCGCGTTAACAAAAATTTCATATGGTCTACATTTTATCTCATATAAATCTCCAAAAGACATTGTTGGGTCATTTGGCACTAATACTACTGAATTAACCAATGATCCAACTTCAGCATGTATATATGCACTCAATTCTGAGAAATAAAAGGTATCTCCAAAATTCCAATTATTGATATTAAAATAACTATTCATTGTAGTTAACACTGCACTACGAATTTCACTGTCACTAGCACTTATTCCGCTAGTCTTAATAACCTTAATAGTTGCTCTTAACGCGGGTTCTGCTTTAGCCCCAAACAACGGTTTAAATACTACACTGTTTAATATAACACTGTCACTTAGCATTTTATAATCTTGTATTTTACTGTAATCTGATTCTAATTCATTAATTGTAGGTACTGCCGGTTTTACTATTGTATTAGTAGAATCCTGTATCCAGTTTTGATATGCAGTATAATATGATTGTGTAACTACATACAGGTCAATAATATTAGTAGTTGCTGGATCAATTCTAGTTGTGTTGTTACTATTGTGTCTATATTGAAATGCTAGTCCTTGTCTACCGGGTTTTACAGAATATTGCGGCTGTTCTATTAAATTATAATAAGGTGTTGAAATGGTATCATCTTGCACAGAAGTATAAAATAAATTATCAGTATATGCATAAAATATTTGTCCTTCAACATATTCATATTTTACCACTTCAATTTGTGATTTAATTGCATATTGATATACTACCGTTGTAGTAGGAATAATTTGTTGTCTTGATAAATTTATAGCATCTTCAACTAATTCAAAAAATACATATACACCAATATTAGCATTACCCACAGTGTAGCCTGTCACACTATTAAAAAATGTAGGGTTAGTAATAATTGTTCTATCATTGGTATCTATACTTGCAACCTCAACTTCAAAGTCATCAATATAGCCATCTGATTGAACTGTTTGTCCAAGAATACTAATTTCAACATTATTTTGAAGAGGATAACTTGAATTTGGTTGAGTATTAGTAGTCAGTATGTTTACAAAATCTTGTAATATTTTTCCAGAAAAAGGATCATATACTAATTCATCAATTTCAAATGTAAATCTAGTATCAGCAACACTGCCAAAATAATATTTTAATGATTTATAAGAAATTGTATACCGATTATTAGTAATTGAACTTAAAAAGTTTACAAAGTAATTAGAACTATTATACGGTTTAATTGACCATCTATCTTGATCAATTGTTAATGAATTATCAAACACCAAAGAAAAACTTTGTTGTAATTCCATTCGAACGATAGCCTCTTGAATAATTACATTAGATAATGAATTATCAAAGGCCGGTAATATAGTTGTTAAAATAGATCCGGCAGGGACATATCCATTTAAAATAATTGGACCAGTTCCATTAGAAAATCCACCGGTACCAAAATTATATCCATCACCTATTACTGTTAAAACCGTAGTCCAAAGTGTAGTTGGTCTACCGGACACGCCTGACACCAAACGATTATTAATATCATAAAAATATCCTGACGGCGCAGTAAACAGTATCAATGCCCCTTTACTTATATATTTAACTGGGGTTGTTGAATAAATTCCTACTGGGATTGGTATCTCTGTTGTTCCGGTTGTATTATAAAAATACCCGGTTAAACTATTAGCATCTACTGTTTTAGTTTTCCAATATGTTGCTCCGGAACTGAGTCCAGTGTCAACTGTATACATTGGATAATTTTGAATATAATATTGCAGGGCTTGATTAGAAATCAATGCGGCTGATAAAGTATCTGATAAAAATCTTATAATAGTACCAGATGATGTTACCGTTAATACTAAATTACCATCAGAACTGTCTAAATATAAAGCGCCGTCATTTGCAAAACTATTAGTACTAGAATATTTTCCGGTTGGATCTAATAAATCTAAATTTTTTGATACTCCAACTGAACTTCTATTAATAGCTTTACTTTTTATAATGGAGCTATATAATGTATACGGAAAATTATTATAATCTTCTCCATTAACCATACGATTTTGTGTATAGTAGCGGGCCGGGGCACGTTGTTTAATATTTGCCAATGACTCTCTTGCTTGTGCATTAGATACAGGAGTAGTTAATTGTAAACCAAACGTTAACGTTTCTATTTTACCTGAACGATTAACATACGGAAAAGAAATGTTTATCCCTGCCATTTCACTAGAATCAATTGTATATGTTAATGCATTGCCTGCACGTACATATGCTCTAAACGGTCCAACAGGAATTTTAGAAAATACTCCATCACCAAACACATAATTTACTTGGTCATTAAATCTAGATCCAACAGAAAATAACTGTCGTTGACTAGATTCCGTTTGCAAATATGCATCGGCATATACATTTTCAACTTCTGTCCATAAAAATCTACTAGTAATATTATCGGTACTAAGTTGATATAACCAGGTGTCAGTATTATTAACACCTTCAATGGTTCCTATATCTATGACCTGATTAGAAATTTGTTGTTCTAAATTAAAATCAAAATTTTGTAAAGTGCCTTGTTTGAAATAAAAGAAATATCCGGTGTTAGGGCTACCATATCCTAATTTATCATTGCGATATAGCATGTTGAATTTTCCGGATGGCGCAGGAGGATATTCATACATGTAATCTTCATTAACACTAGTAACGCTTACTAATTCAAAATTCATATTTATACCATCAACTGTTGAAGTAAACGGCACAATAGGTAAACTATCCGACGGAATATTTAAGGCATATTCATCTGTTTTTATGCCTAATATTGATGCAGTATTTCCAGGACGTCCAATCCGCTGGGCGTTAATTAGTGCTGCATTAATAATACTATTATATTGATTTAACCAATTAGAATTAGAAGGATCATTCCATAATACAGCAAGATTAGCCAAATTTAATCCGTTTAAGTCTACTATATTTTGTGTTGTTTGGATGCTAGTTATTTTTAAATATCCCTGTCCTGCTAAATTTCGTTTAGGAGTATAACTTACTAAATTTGCTAATTTAATTACTGAATCTCTACGTTCAGCAGTATCTATAAAATTTTCACGAGTATTTAAATCATTACGAAATGCAAGTCCTTGACCCATAAAAGCCATAACGTCAAGCAAGGCAATGAATTCTGAACTTTCAACATAGTCATTAAATGTTTCCGGATAATAAGCCCGCAAGTAATCAATAAAACTTTTGCGTAACGTTTCATAATCATAACTTTTGAAGTCAGCTTGCTTGAAGGTTTGATAAATGGCTTTCCAGTCATTTACTCCAAATAAAGCTGATTGTCGTGATGAGGTTGCCATATATATTCTCTTTTAAGTATTTATCATACTCTAAAATACCGGTATTAAAGCATCATTGCAATGCAGCAGTATTATTGTTATTATTTAGAAAAATTCCTAATGTTTGAGCATTATTGAACGGGACAATTGCTAATTCAACTTCTATTAATATTCCTTGTTCATGTGGAAATGCTGTTACATTATTTAATAACATCCTAGGATCTAATGACGCAACTCTTCTAATTTCAAGTTCTAGTTGAATTTGAACATCTGCTGTATTAGGCTCAAATACAAAAGACCACAGTGTGGTTCCGTATCCTGGATTACCTACTTTTTGTCCTTGCTGAATATTCATCGCATTAATAAAATCTTGAATTACTAATTGTTCATCTACTGTACGATATTTTTTACCATACACGATTGAATTTAATACACTGCCGGTCCCTCCCTGCGGACCAGAAGGTAAATTAGTAGTTTGCGGTTTTCCTATATTAATTGTACTGAATCCAATGTATGATGGCATGATATCCCTTTAATTATATTTATGCTGGGTTAGGGGTTGCGGACAATGCTTCTGTAGTTGATTTATATTGTTGATTTCTTAATGCAGTTATTTTTTGATCTAGTGCTATTAATTTTGCTCTTGCTTCAGTTGCCACTGACTGTAATGACGCTATTTTAGGATCACCTTGTGGTAAATTATTTTTAGCATTAGATAACTCATATTCAGCATTCAATGCTGCTTTATTAACATCAAATCTACTATCATCTAACTCGGCTATTTCAGCTTTAACTTTATCATATTCTTTAATTTGTTCTGACGATAGATTAGTAGCAGTCATATTCATTGAAAAATTTGGTATAGGAATAGTTTTATCACCTAATAACGATGAGAATCTTGATGTAATATCTGTTCTATCAAATGTATTAATTGCGATAGTTGGTAATTTTATTGGGATTGTTCCTCCAGCACTTAATCCACTTATTGCTGAGTTTAATTTTTGTGAGGCATCAGCCGGCAATCCTGTTAAGGTTAATGATGCTAATTTATCCAATCCTATTTTTGATGTGTCAAATCCTAAATACGTGGGCAAGGTGGGTGTCGCTGGCATTCCGGGTATTGCAGGTAATCCGGGAATTGCTGCTGGATTAGTAGGAAATCCCGCTTGTGATATTTGTCCAGTAAGCGCAGTAAGCCCGCCCGACACTCCACCAGATGCAAATGCAGCATCAATTGCTGGAATTCGTCCGGTAATAGAATCAACCCCCATTGAACTAGCAACTCCAGTTAATGATTTGGCTTGCTCTGCTAAGGTAGAAGCAGACAATGATATTCCGTTTGTAGAAGCAGTTGTTGCAGTGTTTATTAAATTAGTTAATCCCTGTGTACCTGGTATTGTATTAAGTGCACCTTTAGCATTATCAAGAACCGTTGAAATTGAATTTAGGCCGCCGGGTAATGCTGCTATTCCGCTGGATATCGTAGCATTAATACCAGTACTGGTTGCTAATGGACCAATTAATTTTGATGCGTCGGCTAATATTGCTGTTGCTGACACTGGTGTTGGGCCGGCTGCTGCTTGTGCCATTGCAGTTTCGCCCGGCTTGCCACTTGGTTTGCCAATTTTTTGTGCTAGTTCAGCCGATTTTTTTGCTATATCTAATAGATTTTGCGGTATCCCGGGGGTAAACCCTTTAAGTGATTTTGATATTGCTTCAAACGCTTCAGCAGCAACACCTTTAGATGCAATTGCTAAACTAGATAAGCCAATGCCCATACTTCCTACAGCAGCAGCAATTGATCCGGTACCACCTGTGACCGTGCCGGCTAATTGTGCAGAAAAATTACCAGATTTAATCGCATTAGTTACATCATTACCCAGACCTCCTAATTTAGCAGCAGCACTTTCTAAGGCCCCACCGGCACTAGCAGCAGCAGTTTTTATAGCATCAATTGTTTCTTTATTGCCCACAGTAGCCCCGGACATAATTACGCCAGCGATGGCGCCGGGAGCCTCTTTACCTGTTAGTAATCCCGCACTAGTTAATGAGGTTTGAGCCTGTTGAAAATTAGATATCTGCGCCGAGACTTGAGCAGAAATATTATTTGTAAGTTGAGTTAGCGTTTCTGCACCGGGTTTGCCGGTCATCAAATTATTTGTCATTGCCATTGCGGCATTTGCTCCGCCTTGCGTTAATCCATTAATCAATGCATCAGCACCTGGCTTAAAATTTCCAGCTGCTGTTAGTGCTGTAGGAGTTAATCCCAATGCACCAATAGAAGCAACACCATCGACCAAGTTTGTACCAAGTTTTACAGCAGCCGCTTTTAATCCAGTTGCTGCTGTTGTTGCTGCCGATGAAATCATCGCTGCTGTGGTATTTTTATCTACGGCTGCACTTACTTTTGTTACAGGAGGAACAGTTGATGCAACAGCAACAGTGGGTACCGGTGGAGTGGCTGTATTTGCTTCTTGGTTTATTGCAGCAACGGCTTCTGCGGGCACAACGGGCAACACAGCCGCGGCATTGTTGGTAACTTTTACATCAACTCCCAATCCTGCATTAACCCATGGTTGATGTGCAGGAGCTCTACTAACTATACTTAAAAGTTTACCTGGCGCTGCAATATATCCTTTTATCTTATCAAATAATGTATCAGTATGTGGGATTTGAGTAATAGAAGTAACTTTAAGAGGAACTGTTTTAGTTTGACCAGTGTTTAAGTTTATATTAGACCCGTTTATATATGTCATTGCTAAACTTGCAAACGATGCCTCACCGATTGAAGACATACTCATTTCACCATCTATTTTATGAGTGTGTTTACCCATTGTGTAGGCTTTAAAATCATTGCCTGTTAACAAGTTAATATCTTTTTCTGAATTAATATTAATTTCATCTGCTTGAATATTCAACGATTTTTTTGCGTTAATATTAATATTATTATCAGCATGTAAATTCAAATCTCCCTGTGTTCTAATATTAACAGAATTAGTAGAATACATATCAATAGTGCCTTCTTTGCCTAATTCTATCCAAGATTGCCCGTTAGAATGAATAATGAATAAACATTGACCGTCATCACTCATTAAAATTTGATGACCTAATGCAGTGCGTAATCTTACTAATTGATCTTGTCCTATTAAATTACCGTCGTCCATTACTAATGAATGACCTCCCTTGCGGGCAACTACTTTTAATCCGCTTTGTTGGTTGGGATTAGTAGCAGCATCGGCTATAGTTTCATCAGTAAATCCCCCTTCGTATATGGGTCTACCCGGAGTGCTTACTCCCCATCCCAATCTTGAAGGCGATTCTCGTTGTGATGACGAACCTATTACTCCTCTTATACTATCTCGTATTAATCCCTGTTGAAACAATACACTTGCCACATAACTATGCACAGGTTTTGGTGTTTGTAAAAATCCACTGCTGTCTTTTAATGCTTTATTATTAAAATTTAAATTAGTAACCGGAAGTTTAAGTGCCCCACCATAACTAGCGGCTTCACCCGCTAAGGCAACAATATCTTCAACTGCTCCTATAGCGGGAACCATGTGTAATGCCTCTGGTTCTGGCAAACACCCTATCCAATATCCATATGTCATATCTCCATCAGGAAATATACACATAACCGTAGTGCCTATGTCAGGGGGACTAAACCACATTCCATATGAACTTGGATTACCTTTAAAACTACCATAATTATCTAGAGTTGTTGAAGGAAGACTTGGTGCAGTAGGTTCTGTTCTACCATAAAAAGGAGACATGAAATTTAAAGTGGTCCATGAATCTGCATCATCGGCATTTGACCCACTGATATCTGAAATGTAAACTCTAATTCTACCTGCTCTAGTAAGGTCTACATTGTCTTTAACAACGCCGTAAGCCGGCACCAATCTTACATTGGCTTTACCGGCAGTAACTTTACTTGAGTTGGGGACACCTAGTGGTATGCCTGCGTCTTCCATATTATCTTACTCCCACAATTGATGATGCGGCTGTCTCTCTACCATTTTCAGCGCCAAATCCTTGTCCGTTACGGGCTGCGGTACCGGATCGACCACCGCCGGTGCTATCATCATTGGCTACTATAAGATTTTTTGCATTTCCTGTTATCACTGATAACAATCCTTTAACGTCACCTAATCCATTTTCAGTTAATGCATTTTGAGTACTTTCTATTAGAGACTGTGCCATCTGCGCTGGGTCTTTCATTAAATTTGATGCGCCCGGACCACCGGTTGTTGTTGTGATGGGTGTCTGGCTGCTACCGGCAGTTGCTGCTAGGTCAGCTCGGCGGTCAGCTCGTGCAAAGTCTCCGGTTGTGACTGCCGGGTTTCCTCTTCCAGTTGCGCTTTCAGCAGTATCAGGGAAAGTATTTATTCGGCATTCTAGATCTTGAGTAAATTTACCTTTACTGAAAGAACTTTTAACACTAATAAGTCGATAAGAAACTCCCTTTATGTTTAGTTCTTTTGGATATTTCCAAAATATGATATTTTCATTGATGTCCATTAATCCAGTAGTGTCATTATAATCTACTGCTTCTCTAAAATTTATTTCAATAAACACTTGCCCTCCATTTGGGTTTATAGTGAATTCCGGTCCGTAAAACTGTTTATATGTATCATTTATTGAGCCCGGACTATCTTGAATTAAATAATCAGGATCACCTATAATATTAATTTTTGCCTGAGACCAAGCAGAGGGGTCAGATAAACTTGTTATATATGCATTTTGTGCTTCCAAACCATTGTTAATTGTACCTAATCTATTACCGCCTGTTCTTTGTTGAAGAATTGTTGCAATGTCGGCAACAGCGTCTTTGTTACTGGTGCCGTCAAGAGCCGCCTGTACATATGCATGATTCAACGTTTGTTCATATGATAAAATTTCAGAATTTTTACCAGTATACCAATATTCATATCTTTTATGTGGTCCATAATATTTAGAAACGTTATTTACATATGAACTAGTTACGACTGGGGTCAAATAAGGTTGTATAACATATGTTATCTCTACAGCAAAATCATTAACTTTTTTATCCCACGCTAAAGTTTTTACTCTCGCTGATAAATTATACCAGGCAATTTTTCCTGGGGAGCCTTTTGGCAATTCATCGTTAGGACCCGACTCTTCTTCATCAGTATATACTTTAGTTAAAGCGTTTTCTAGATAACTACTTTGTGCTATTATTTGACTAATTGCTTGAATGACCGGGGTAGCAGTATTAAATTTAATTAACTTTTTAGTAATGTCCGGCGGTATATTTTTTACTGCTGCGGCAGCAACTTGTGATGTATTAGATACCGTTGTCATTGGTAATTTACGTTTATCCACATCGGCTTTGGTTAGTAATGAGGCATTTTTAATAGTATCAGCATTACCTAACCAGGCTAGTTTATATACATTTGCAACTGTTATTTTTCCGTCTTTCAGCAACTTTTCCTGTTCTCTATTTAATTTAGTAAGTATTCCCAATGTTCCCGGAATTTCTGTGGTTGTAGATTCACTTCCGGTGGTAGTGGTTTTATATGCACTTCCGCCGGTTAATGCTTGCTCAACTGTTTCAGCAATAACTGAGGCGCCTGTCGTAAGCAACCCGCGTTTTAAACCAAATGCCATCTGAGGTTGAAGAGAATTTGCTTTTACTGAATAATTTGACCCTTTTCCATCAACTTTAAACTGCATACTAGAAATTAAAATATCATAAAATGTTTCTAGCACTCCGTTATCAGTTCCAAATTTATCTAAAATAGTACCATCAATATTTTCTTGTCCAGTTAATATTTTACCATTAATATCATATCCTAAAAATCTAATACCTAATATAAAAAACTGTCTGCCTGGATTTTTTATGTCTTTAAAATTTGGTAGTTTACTATATTGCTGTAGTGCTTCAGTTGCGTTTTTTAATTTAGTCATAAAAGAAAACCCATATGGTTCATATATACTAAATGACATCTCAGTGGTGTTAGTGGCAGTACCTGAAGAAGCAGCAGATGTGGAAGTAGTTATTTTCAAATCATCAATAAAGTAATCCAATTCAAAGCCTGGCGCACGAGCCGTCTCAGTACCGGTAGTATTTATACCACCACTTTGAACTAGTAAATATGCACCGCCGAGACCGCCTGCTCTAGTTAACGCATTAATATCTTTTCTTCCCGAAGCAATAAACAGGTCATATGCATCTGGTGTTATCATATATAATGATAATTGATATGTATAACTTGCAAATAATGATAGTGGATTAGATAATCTAGCGCCCGGTGGGGGATTACTTGTTGACGCCGGGGAAGCTGCAGCGGTGCCGGATTTTGCTGCAGGAGTAGTACCGCTACTTGGCTGGTCAGTGTTATCTCTGTCCTCACCTGCAGTATTTTTTCTATCATCATCTGCTATTGCCCATGTATCAGCCATATACTATTGTCCTAATAATTGTGATAATAATTCAGGTTTTGGTAAATATATTCCCACACCGACTACAAAATCAAAATAAGGATCTTTAAGTCTATTGGGATTTCGTTGTGCAAATACCCACCACAATTTAGGATCAGTGTATAAATCATATGCTAACATATCTGGCCTAAATTCGTATACAGGTGTTATTTGCCAATATTTATCAGATGCTACCATTGGTATATATCTATTAATCATAACATCTAAAAACCCATTATTTACTATTCCAGTATTATAATATGGACTGGTCGAAGGATACCTACTATTTGCCATTACCAAATTCCTCCACTATTACGACTTTTACCAAGCAACAACTGTCCTGTAGCATACTCTTTTAAACTAAATTTGTTACTTATATTATTTCTAGATACTATTGGATGTGCTGTAATTGATATTTGCATTTTAGTAGGCACATATGTTGGTTTACCGGTAGAAGCTCCAGAAGAAAACTGAGGACCTATAGGATATATGTCATTAGTTACACCTCTTTGTGTAGATACGGTGGAGGCTTGTCCTGCACCACTAATAGCCGGTTGAGGCAACGCTCTTATATAATCTACATCAATTGGTAATTGATATGTAAATCCAGTAATAGCCAATGGATGATTGTCAAATTGAAATTCACCCAGACCGCTTAAATAACATAGAGGCGGAGGGGTTCCGGGTTTTGGATTTTGATCTTTCCCGTAAAACATTTTAGTAATTGATTTAAAAAAATGTATTACCGCTAATAAATAATTTGCTTCTGTAGTATCTTGTGCTGTAAAATCACAGGTAATTGAAAAAGCGTCAACACTACTATTTGTATATTGATATATTTTATAATTACTATGCGTAGGATCAAATGGGGTATAATTTGCAGCATACGCAACTGAGATTGCCGGGGTATATGGAAATATAACCCCTTCAGTTTTTTGTAGTGGATTAAGTATTCCTGCAGCACCTGGTCCAACTTTATACAAATAGTTTGCCCCCGGGGCTAAACTTAATCGTACTCGCCAATCAGGTACTGGTTTGAAATCTTGCCCTGAATTCAATGCCTCGGTTTTTCCTGTTGAAATACCTTGTGGGTTTAAATTTACACTTTCTTGTCCATTTTGTATTGCTGCTTGATTTGCGGCAGCAGCATTTTGTTCTTGTATATTTGCCGTGCCTTCGGGATCATTATCTTGAACTAGTCTTTGTGCAATTGGAACATCATTTGATACGCCACCTGCTCCGCCGCGTTCATCGGGAAATACATAAGGTGTACCCGTTGATTTTTCAACTGGGGGTGCTGCTGCCGGTGCTGCTACTGGTACTGTTGTTGCTGCAGGTGCTGCTAGTGGGGGTGCAAGACCCGCTTGACCAATTTGAACTTCTGGTGCAGTAATTTGCGCTGCTGTAGCATTTTGAATACCAGTTGTTGGTACTGTTACTCCAAAAGTTGAGTTATCTGAAGGTGTGTAAGTGGTAGTGTTTTGAGCAGGATTTTGTGTTACTTGATAAGTTGTTCCGTCGATTGTTTCTGTCGTTACACCAGTACCAGCAATTTCTCCACTAATTTTTGTATTTGCTACTGTTAAAGTTTGCGCCCCTTCTACTTTTGTTTCAGTAGTAGTAGGTTCGGCAGTAACTACTACCTCGGGTGGAACAGTAATTCTTTCTTTATTAGCTTGATCAGATAACTTATTAGCTTTAGCGTAGGCTGCAGCGGCTAAATCTAATCTTTCGTCATCTTTTGAATTTTTAAGTTTAGTATATTGATAGTCTGTAATCTCTCCATTCAAATATTTATTATATAATGCTTTTGACCCAAACGCCGTTCTTGGATTAAGACTATATAATTGTGCTTCTTTTGAAGCCATGTCAGATTGTTCTTGAAGATTTTTACTAGCAGGTGTATCAATAGGGGCAGAATTATAATAAGTCGTACTACTGCCGCCCGAAGTCTGAGTTACTGTAGTAATGTTTGTATTAGTAGTAGTAACCACGGTTGCGTTTGCTTGATAATTAGTAGTTAATGCTGACGAAGGACTTGTTACTTGTTGTATGGGAGGGGCAGGAGTATATGTTGTAGCAAGTTCCGACGGGGCAGTAGTGGCAGGTGGAGTAGTTGCTGGAGTAGGTCCGCTATTCTTATCTGCTAACTCGGTTGCTGATGCGGCGGCCGCGCCAGCAGTAGTTGCTTGGGTTCTATACGCTCCGGCAAGCTCTGTTTGTTTTATTAAATTATCTTGTTTAGCTTGTAATGATTTTTTAAATGGCGTACTGTCTATACCTAGTGCCTCACTCGCCGCCATTCTATCTTGAAGTAGTTTAACTTGATTTTTTGCCTCAACGACAGCCATGTCTTGAGCAAAGGCCTTGGTATCAGCATCAAACGCAGCTTCTGTTGCATTGGCTGCTGCTGTACTCCATTGCGCTGAGGTATTTGCTCCCGTTGTTGCCATATAATATTATCCTTATAGTCTATTTATCGCTTTAAAAATATTGATTTTTGAATAAGTTTTGATTGTAGATAAATAGTAATACTTATTTTACCGTATACGAAAATAATTGTTGCTTTGTAGCAACAAATATGCTATAATACTCAAGCATAATTAAAACAAGGAACCTATGTCATTATTACCCGCACCGCGCAAGCCAGTTAACTACCTCAACAACAAAGATATTTTAAAAGAAATTCACGAAAGCAAATCAGCATATTGTTACTTTGAAAAAGCAGAATATCACAGATATGATTTTATAGTAGATATGCCCCAGTCATCTCTTACAGAAAGTTTTGACTATGCTATTAAGCCAGAATCAATACAACTAGCAAGGGAAACAAGAGCAACTAGATTAAGTTTAGAAGCCGGCATTAAAGATTCAGTTGACCCACTTTCCATTCCTATTACTGATTTGGTATTCAGAATCATGACATGGGAACATATACCGGTTGCTCCTAAAACACCGCGTAAAAGCTTAAAAAAGAAAACAGCAAAAGATATCTTTGAATTTATAGAACCCGACACTGATGAGATTTTTGCTGATTTGGAAGATAATACAACCAAAGCCGAAATAGATGATATGGTTCATGTTAAGGTTAATTTTCCACCGTTCCAACATTTTATGATAGATAACACTAATACCTTTAAATGTGTTGGTAAAAGTCATTGGCAAACAGATTTAATTACTGGTAATTTTAGCAAAGAACACGGCACTATTACAAACAAACTTGCCCGAATGTATATTATGATGTGTGAAAAATATGCTATGAAATACAATTGGCGTGGATATACTTACAACGATGAAATGAGAAATTCTGCTATTCTTCAATTAACATATGTTGGATTAAGATTTAATGAGGCTAAGTCAGCAAACCCGTTTGCTTATTATACGGCTGCTATTACAAATTCATTTTGTAGAGTATTGAATACTGAAAAAAGAAGCCAAAATATTCGTGATGATATCTTAGAACTAAATGGATTGAATCCAAGTTGGTCTCGGCAGGGGTCGGGCTCTGGGTCTATGGTCTACGAGGAGTAAGGTATCCGTATTATATTACAATATGCATAGTATTATGCTACAATATTCTGATGAGTAATTTATTTAAAAAAGCAGCGTTTTTTACCGATATTCACTATGGACTTAAAAGCAATAGTCTACAACACAATCAAGACTGTGTAAATTTTGTTGATTGGTTTATTGCTAAAGCAAAAAAAGAAAACTGTGAAACTTGTTTTTTCTTAGGTGATTGGAATCATCATAGAGCCACTATTAATATCCATACATTACAATTTGGGTTACAATCATTAGAAAAACTAAGTAAAAATTTTGAACAAATATTTTTTATACCCGGTAATCATGATTTATATTATCGTGACCGCCGTGACATTCATAGTGTAGAATGGGCAAAACATTTACCCAATATTACAATTGTTAATGACTTTTTAAAAATTGATGATGTTGTTATTGCACCATGGTTAGTACAAGATGATTATAAAAAACTTAAAAAAATGAGTGGTAAATATATGTTTGGACATTTAGAATTACCTCATTTTTATATGAATGCAATGATTTCTATGCCCGATCATGGTGAAATAAATGAACAGCATTTAGCAGGATTTGAAAAAGTATTTAGTGGGCACTTTCACAAACGACAATCACGAAATAATATTTGGTATATCGGCAATACCTTTCCGCATAATTATGCTGACGCAGGTGATGATGCTAGAGGCATGATGATTTTAGAATGGGGAACTGAACCAGAATTTCATAGTTGGCCCAGACAACCAATATACAGAGTTCATAAACTAAGTGCTGTATTAGAAAATCCTGAAAACTTACTATTGATTGATAGCCATGTGCGTGTTCATTTAGATATAGATATATCATATGAAGAAGCCAATTTTATTAGAGAAACCCTTATTCCAGAACACAAGTTAAGAGAAATGACATTAATACCCATGAAAGCAGATCAAGTAGAACAAGGACAAAACTTAGACGGATTAAAGTTTGAATCAGTAGATCAAATTGTAATTGCTCAAATCAATAGTATTGAAAGCAATAGCTTTGATAAAAAGATTTTGTTAGACATTTACAACAATCTTTAAAATACTATCTTAAATAATTTAATGAAAACCCATGGCAATAACACTTAAAAACATCACCCTTCGTAATTTTTTATCAATCGGACAAGTAACCCAAGCAGTCAACTTTGACAGACAAGAACTAACACTTATTTTAGGTGAAAATCTAGATTTAGGTGGTGATGGCGCTCGTAATGGTACGGGTAAAACTTCATTGATTCAAGGCTTATCTTACGCATTGTTTGGCGTTCCTATTAACTCAATTCGCAAAGATAATTTAGTTAATCGAACCAATGGTAAAAACATGCTTGTTACACTAGAATTTAGTGTTGATGGTTTGGAATATAAAATTGAGCGTGGAAGAAAACCCAATCTATTGCGATTTTATATAAACAATGATTTGCAAAAAAACACAGATGATGCTCAAGGAGAAAACAAAGAAACTCAAATAGCAATAGAACGAGTTATACAAATGTCTGCTGATATGTTTAGACATATTGTTGCATTGAATACCTATAGTGAACCGTTTTTAGCATTAAAAACAAATGACCAACGTGATATCATTGAACAATTACTTGGCATCACTTTACTTTCTGAAAAAGCGGATATTGTTAAAAATATGGTTAGAGATAGTAAAGATAGTATTCAATCTGAAGAATTCCGTGTTAAGGCAGTAGAAGAAGCCAATAAGCGTGTTAAAGAACAAATTGATTCTACTAAACGTAGAAGTAAACTTTGGCAAGATAAACACAACTTAGATTTAACAAAACTAACTCTTACCTATACAGAGTTAACCAACATTGACATTATCGCTGAGTTACAAGCACATAAAGATTTAATTGAATATATTCAAAAAAGAAAAGACATTGATGAACTAACTAAGCTAATTACTAGGTGTGTAACCGATGAAGCCAAAGATTTAAAGTTAATAACTAAATTAAAAAAAGAAATTGCAGATTTAAAAAATCATACCTGTTATGCATGCGGACAAGAATTGCATGATACCAAACATGAAGAAGTATTAGCAGATAAAGAAAAAGCATTACAAGAAGCTTCATTACAAGCATTAGCAACTAATTCTCAATATATTGAAAATACAGGGTTGTTACAACAGTTAGGTACATTAGGGATGTTACCAATTACGCATTATAATACAGAAGCAGAAGCAGTAAAACATTCTAGTGAGATTGCTAATATTGTAACCCAATTAGAAAACAAAGCCAATGAGGTAGATCCGTACAGTGAACAAATTATAGAAATGGAACGTCATGCATTACAATCCATTGATTTTGAAGTTATTAATAAATTGACACGAACTATGGAACATCAAAAATTTTTATTAGATTTACTAACTAGTAAAGATAGTTTTGTTCGTAAAAAGATAATTGACCAAAACTTAAGTTATTTAAACGCTAGATTGACCGATTATTTAGACAAAATTGGATTACCGCACCAAGTTATTTTTAAAAATGATTTACAAGTTGAGATTACTGAGTTGGGAAGAGAACTTGATTTTGATAATTTATCAAGAGGAGAGCGAAATAGATTAATTTTAGGATTAAGTTTTGCTTTTAGAGATGTGTGGGAAAATTTATACAAACCCATTAATACGTTGTTTGTTGATGAATTAATTGATAGCGGATTAGATACAATGGGCGTAGAAAATGCCATTGCTATTTTTAAAGATATGAGTCGCCGCCGGCATAAGTCTATATGGTTAGTTAGTCATAGAGAAGAACTTGCTGGCAGAGTACCAAGTGTACTTAAAGTTGTAAAAGAAGGCGGCTTCACAAGTTACCATAACACTGTAGACATAGAATGAAAATATTAATAACGGGCACACGCAGTGGAGTAGGAGAAAGATTAAAGTTATCATTATCTCAATCAAATGATATTATTGCTCTGACTCGGGAAAATTTAGATTTATCAAACACTTCAGCAATTTTTGAATTTAATATGCCAAAAATTGATATGTTAATCAATTGTGCCGGCACTGACATTGGGGGTAAAATAGAATTTACAAAACATAATACAAATGAGATTATGACTATTATTAATACTAACTTAATTGCTCCTGTGTTGTTATCACAAAAGGCATTAAAACTTAATGCTAATTGTAAAATTGTTAATATAACAAGTACTAATAACATACAGTACTATCCAAATAATCTTACATACAGTTTAACAAAGAAATCTTTAGAATCATTTACAAATATGCTTAGAGTAGAATATCCTTTTCTAAATATATTAGAAATAAGATTAGGGCTAACTAAAACTAACTTTAATACTAATAGATATAAAGGGCATGAAGAACGATTTAATGATATATATTCAAATTCTCACTTAACTGTTGATGAGGTTGTTAGTAAGATTAAAGAAGTGTTATTTAATGACATGATTAAATTTATAGAGATTGCACCATGAAATTAAACTATCCATGGCAATTATATCATTGGCATTTTGAAGTGAGCGGAAAATGTACACTCAAATGCCCTCGATGTCCTAGAAATGAAATGGCTCCTGTTCCATGGATGAACAAAGAATTAACGTTAGACTTCTTTAAAAAAGTATTGACGCCTGAATTATTAAAGACACAAGTTAAACGTATTACAATGTGCGGTGATATAGGTGATCCTATATATGCTAGCCAATATTTAGAGATAATTGAGTACATTAAAACATGTAATTCAAAAATACATGTGTTTACTATTACAAATGGTAGTTTTAGAAAAGTAGAATGGTGGGAACGATTTGCTGCTATTAGTAATGAATATGACACCATAAACTTTAGTGTCGACGGCTATAATCATGAATCTAATAATAAGTATCGTGTAGGGAGTAATTGGGATTCTATTATGCAGGGTATGGATATCATGTGTAAGAAAAGTAAAGCATTTGTATATTGGGCTACTATTGTATTTTCATTTAATCAAGACTATCTTGATAATATATACGCACAAGCAAAACAAATAGGATGTGACGGGGTTCAATTAACATACAGTACTAAATTTGGAAGTAAGTATGGTGAAGCATACGGTGGAAAAAAAGATTTACTTGAACCTAACCCGGAATTTGTTAGTAAAACTCATAGATATGAAAGACACTTTCAAGCTATTTCAAGTAGAAAACAACTTAACGATGATTATATGGAGCATAATTTAATGTTATTTAAACGCATAGCCACTACATATTCTAAATTTGTAACTCCAATGTGTACCATTGGTAATCGCGGATTATATGTCAGTGCTGACGGAGTAATACATCCGTGTAGTTGGGTTAGTTATCCTTATGTGTCTTTACATACCGATCGAAAGACTATAAAATTCAAAGATAGTTTTCACCAAGTGTTTAGAGAGAAACTTAATTTAAATTTAAGAGGGTTAGAGGATATTTTAAATGATGACATTTGGTCTCACTTATTTAATAGTTTTGATGATAAATCAAAAGCCTGGGTAGAATGTGAACAAAAATGTAATTGCTCGGCAGTAAATGAAGAATATGCGGTTGGGTTTTTAACAAATTAATATATTTTTTAAAGAGAAAAATTGACGATAAGTATTAACATGCCATCACCACAGAAAACTAAAGGATCCGGATTTGAACGAGAAGTTGCAAAATTTCTTAGTGATACATACGGTGAAAGTTTTATCCGAGCGCCTGGCTCCGGAGCGTATGTTGGTGGTAAAAATCAAGCAAGAACTGAATTCTTACATGAAGGGCAAATTCGTTCCTTTAAGGGCGATATTGTTCCGGGAGAAAGTTTTAGTAAAATGAATATAGAATGTAAGTTCTATGCTGATTTTCCTTTTCATTTATTATTATCAGGAGAATGTAAAGTAATAAATATGTGGATTGAACAATTAATGGATGTTGCTGTTGAAGGTGACATTAGTATGTTGTTCATGAAATTTAATAGAAAAGGGCGTTATGTTGCCGTGCAATGCGGCCCAACTTGGGTAACAGACAACTTTATATATTACTCTTCAGATAAATTTGGTGATTGGTTAATCATTGAATTTATTGATTTTTTCAAAAATAACAAACTATTATTAAAATCCTATTCAGGATTACCAGACACAACGTCAATACAAAATATCAAAACTTCTAATATAATTATATAATAAAAATTTGTGTGATTGGGGTTCCCCGATCCTCCTTGAGGTTGTACAGATTGTGCTGTGCCATCAGATTCTGGAGTAAGCGTAATTACATATGTAATTATGGAATACCGATAGGGCTCTCGTCAAAGCGAACCCTAAACAAGTCTACTGATATTTTATCTTGATTCAGTAGAATGTGCGTTGTGGAAGAATCATTATAAACGTGATAGCTTCACTACAGTCCCGTAAACTTTACAGAACAACCGGTAGCGTTTGATAGCCTAAATAGCTGATTAAACGGGGAATAGATAACAATGGTCGATGGGCATAGCAAATATCCCAAATCCAATGGTGGTGCTTATTAGCACTACCATGGCTCTCCAAGCAGCAATATATAACACATGGTACTCTTAAAAAAAGTAAGTACCCGTGAAAAATAAGAACGAGCGATAGCGAAGTTCTTAGATGGGCTATAGCCCATCTTCTAATAACAAAAAGAATTATATAAATGAATAATTACGGATTAGAAATATGGAAGTTGAGACTTTTTTGTTACTTCCATATTATGCTCTATTAATTCGTATATGTGTGTTCGTTCGTCAGCAGACATATTTAATACATCTTCATATGACACACCACCTCGCATGTGCCATGCCAAACTAATCGCATTTTTCTTAATGGATAGACACTCTTTTTCCATGTTATCTATCAGCTTCTCAACACCTTCAGTGTTAAGGTGTAGAAGCCTTATGCGAAAAAATCAGTTATGTTCAATGTAAATGGTTGTGAATAGTCATGACTACACTTAATGCATTTAATTGCCAATGGTTTAATTTCTGCTTCTGCTTTTAGTTTAGTATTAAAATCTCTAATGGCTATGTATGATTGCTTATCACAATTAGTTAAATAGTCCATAATAAATTCTTTGTCAGTAACTTTACTGTTTGGGGTTTCAATATATTCAATAGAATTTGATATTAACTGTATAGTTAGTTCAACTATAGATTTTATTGCCAATTGAGTCTTTTCAATTCGGATAGTATCGTCTGTGTTAGTGTTTGACTCTAACCCTGCAAGAATTCTTTGAACTTCAAATTGACTTATCTTAGTTTGATTTAGTTCTTTATAAGTTAATGATTTAAATTTAATGTGTAACTCATTAATTTCCATAGTATTTTCATAATTTGCTGCGGTTAATGTAGTTAATAATAAAAGTAAATTTATTCCATATTTACTAGAGTCGCTACAAGCCGGGCATGTAGATTCTATTTCTAAGTCATTGCCACCGGATGCAGCCTTTATTGCTATTAGTATAGCATCCAAATCAACACTAGAAATCAACCATGGATCAATAATATCCGGGATACAACTTTTAATAATGTCAGTCATTGCAGTTCCGTTATACAATGCGTCTGGTGTTTTTGATGTTATTTCATCAATTGCCGTCATTGGATATACCGGTAATTCTCCGGATTCTGGCATATTAAGTATATTTGGAGGATATTTGCCACCACTTGGTAATTTTAAATAAATTGATGGCCGACGAAAATATTGTTTTAATGGGTTATTGTTTAGTGGCATACTGTTCCTTTTGTAATCTTGGTACTAATAAATCAATACTAAATACTATATATTTAGTGGGTAAAAACATGATGGAAGAAAAATATTATGAGTGAAACGGACCGTAAACTAGACAGACTTATTGAGCTTACGGAAGAACAAATGCGGGGACGCGGAAACAATCCCGGAGGGGCCCCTCCGGGCACTGGCTCTCCAACCGTACGGTGGTGGGATACTGATCTTTTTAAAGATCTTAAAGTCACTGTGAAAGAGTTTGATAGAGCTTTAGATCAATCTAACACTTCTCTTCACACTTTTTCCAAATATAATTATGCAGTAGAAGGGTTAACTACCGCTATAGGTACTTTAGTTACTAAGACGGGTACCGCGGGGACCGTCTTAAGTAAATCATTGAACCTATTAGGAAAAGTAGCTACTGAGGTTTCTCAGGCAATATTTAAACAAACTGATGAATTACTTCAAGCCTCAGATCAATTTGCTAAAATAGGTGCAGCAGGGTCATTGACTACCAAAGATATAATGAAAATGGGCGAGCAAGCCGGTCTAACTACTAAAGATTTAGGTATATTAACTAATGCAACAGGAAAAATTGGTACTGGATTAATCGGATTAGGCGCTAATGCTACTGACGGTATTAAAGCATTTGCGGGTATGACTGAGGTTGGTAAAGAGGTACGGCAAGAGTTTCAACGAATGGGTGTAAGCCAAACTGAATTAATTGACCAACAGGCTAAGTATGTTGAGATACAAGCAGCATCAGGTAAATCAATGGTAAGTCAAGGAAAAGATGCTGCCACACTTAAAAAATCATCGTTAGAATATTCTGAAAATTTATTACGGTTATCAGCTTTGACTGGAAAAAGCGCGGATGTATTACAAGAAGAGCAAAAGCAACAGGCTATGGAGTTGGAAGAACTGATTGCAACCCGTCAAGAAGATGATAAAATAAACGAATTAAAAAATTCCAATAGGAATGAAGAAGCGGCCGCATTGCAAAAGGAACAAGAAAGCAGGAAAGCATTTATTAAAGATATTGACGCAAAGTACGGAAAAGCAGCAGCAGTGGCTCTTGGTAAAGTTGCAAGAACCGGTAGTTATGATCAAACAACTGCTGGGTTTGCTAATCTAGGAATTGATGCAGGAAAACTACAATCTGATCTTAAAAATGGGGTAGATGGTACAAAAATCGCTAATGAAATGGGTGAACAACTTAAATCAGGAATGCAATCACTGTTGAAAAATTTAGGTCAAGGTGCTCAATTTAATGCTCAGGAATTATTTACATCAATGGGGTTTACTGATTTCAAAGAGTTACTTGGAAAAGTTGGAACAAGAATAGGTATCAATGATCAAGCACAAAGTGACGCCGCAAAAAAAGTATTTGATGATAATAAGGAAGGAATAGGGTTAGCAGCTAAAGACTTTGCTCAAGAGGCAAGAAATTATGTTAAAGAAACTGAAAATAGTCTAAACTTAACTAAACAAGGATTTATTGCGCTTGCTAATGTATTTGTAGAAGGGCCAGCCTTAGTTGAAAAAAATTTTACGGATGCAAAAGACAAACTCCTTAAGTTTGTAAAAAATTTAGCGCCTGATTCAGTAATTAAAGCCGCAGAAAGACCGTCAAATATTGCACCTAATGTTAGCAACGCCGCCGTTGCTGGTACCGGTACCGTGACCGCTGCTGTAGGTGCAGTTGGAGAAGCACTTTTCGGACGTGTTCCGGTCTTTGGAACTGCTTTTAAAATACTAAAAAAAGTTGGTAAACTTGAAGTTATTGCTTCTCTTATAGATATGATAGGGGGAGATGCAATTGCAGCATGGTTGAAAGGGGACACTCCATCAGCACCCGCTGCTTCAGGCGCAGCCCCGGCTGCCACTACGGGTGGTCCTGATACTAGTGCAACTAGATCACATGGTACTACAGGGGAAACAGGAAAAGAAGTTGAACCAAAAGATGTGGTAGCACAATTACATGCCGGCGAAAAAGTATTGCCTAAAGAAGAAGCTAAAATATATATAGCCGGTAGTTATGATCAAACAACTGCAGGGTCCGCTAATTTAGGAATTAATGCTGATACTCTTAAAAAAGCATCGTTAGAATATTCTGAAAATTTATTACGGTTATCAGCATTAACCGGAAAAGGGGCAGATGTATTACAAGAAGAGCAAAAGCAACAGGCTATGGAGTTGGAAGAACTGATTGCCAAACGGCAAGAAGATGATAAAATATCCGAATTAAGAGCATCGGGAAATAAAGCAGAAGCAGACTCATTGCAAAAAGAACAAGACAACAGGGTGGCTTTTCTTACAGACATGTCTGCAAAGTACGGAAAAGTAACGGGAGACTCTCTTGGTAAAGTTGCAAGAACTGGTAGTTATGATCAAACAACTGAGGGGTACGCTAATTTAGGAATTGATGCAGGAAAACTAAAATCTGATCTTAAAAATGGGGTAGATGGTAAACAACTCGCTAGTGAAATGAGTGAACAACTTTCATCCCTATTGAAAAATTTAGGGAAAAATACTCAATTTAATGCTCAGGAATTATTTACATCAATGGGGTTTACTGATTTCAAAGAGTTACTTAGAAAAGTTGGAACAGCACCCGTAGCAGCAGCACCCGTGGCAGCAGCACCGGCTGTAGTAACCACAGCACCGGCTGTAGTAACCACAGCAGCAGCAGCACCTGTAGCAGCAGCACCGGCTGTAGTAACCACAGCACCCGTAGCAGCAGCCTCGGTAGCAGCAAACCCAGTAGTAGCAGCCAGCAAGCTTAGGGGTAAATCTGGAGATGCAGATCAAGATACTGGCCCTGCAGTAGAAGCAAAAAGTAGTAATAATAAAACTAATGTGGGAAATTTTAGCATAGAAGATTATATACCCAATGATCGAAGGATGAATGATGCTGAAACTACTTATATACAAGCATCGCTGCCGACTGGAACTATTGACCCTAATGCCGGCGAACTTGGCAATCAGGGCCCAGATTATAGAATGCCACTTGCACCGGCAGAAGTAGAACCGGTCCGTCCTGCAATTTCAGCGTCTGAAACACTATCAAAAGTTACTTTAGAATCGGTAAATCCAGTAGTTGTTGAAGCACTTAAAAAGATTACTCCATCTTCAGCCCCAGTAGCAGCAGCAACGGCATCTAACAATTCAGAACAAATGATGTTTGAGGTTCTATCTTTATTTACTGATAAATGTGATGAGATGATTGATAAACTTGAAGAAGCCAATGATATAGCAGCAAGAATATTAAGAGAATCCCGTTAATAACGCTAAATACTAAAACAAGTATTATATGACATATAAAAAACGATTTTTAAATAAAAGTGGGGTATCTAGTCCCATATCCGGTGCAAACAGTAATCAAGGTTCTTGGAATGGAGCTCAAGATGGAACAACACAGGGTGGATGGAATAATCAAGAATTTGGATACAAGAATTATGGTAGCAGATTACCAGAAGTATATACCGGGCATCCAAATCGTATTGAAAGATATAATCAATATGAAATGATGGATGTAGATGCTGAAGTTAATGCCTGTTTAGACATTATATCAGAATTTAGTACACAAAAAAATGAACATAATAAAACTCCATTTAGTTTAGAGTTTAAGGAAGACCCAACTCAACATGAAGTGGAGTTACTTAAAAAACAATTACAACAATGGTGTAAATTAAATGAATTTGATAGTAGAATATTTAAAATATTTAGAAATTCTATAAAATATGGGGATCAAGTATTTGTGCGAGATCCAGAAAATTTTAAGTTATATTGGGTTGATATGACTAAAATTATTAAAGTTATTGTTAATGAAAGTGAAGGGAAAAAACCTGAACAATATGTTATAAAAGACATTAACATTAATTTACAAAATTTAACTGTAGCACAAAAAACTAATACTGATTTTGCTGCTAATCCAGCAACAGGATTGGGTGGTACAGGTGGAGGTGGCGCCGGCGGCGGCGGTGGATATACAGTACCGTCGATGCCGTATAACACAACTGGAAGTAGATTTACATTAGGGCAAAGTGAATCAGCAATTGATGCTAAACATATTGTACATTTAAGTTTAACAGAAGGTTTGGATAGATTTTGGCCGTTTGGCCAATCAGTTTTAGAAAACATTTTCAAAGTATATAAACAAAAAGAATTACTTGAAGATGCAGTTCTTATATATCGTGTTCAACGAGCACCAGAACGTAGAATGTTTAAAATTGATGTGGGTAATATGCCAAGCCATATGGCCATGGCATTTGTTGAACGAATAAAAAACGAGATTCATCAAAAGCGAATTCCGTCATATAATGGTGCAGGTAGTGTAGTTGATGCTTCATATAATCCATTATCAATGAATGAAGATTACTTCTTTCCAGTCACTGCTGACGGTAGAGGCAGTAGTGTTGAGATGTTACCCGGTGGGCAAAATTTAGGTGAAATAGACGATTTAAGATATTTTAATAATAGACTAGCACGTGGATTAAGAGTTCCAAGTTCATATCTACCTACAGGACCAGATGATAATACAACCCCATTAAGTGATGGCCGTGTTGGTACAGCAATGATTCAAGAATTTAGATTTAATCAATATTGTGAAAGATTGCAAAGTTATCTATGTCACAAATTAGATGAAGAATTTAAATTATTTTTACGTTGGAGAGGATTTAGTATAGATAGCGGAATATTTTCTTTAGTTTTTAATCCTCCTCAAAACTTTGCAGCATATCGTCAAAGTGAATTAGATACTGCAAGAATAGGATCATTTACTTCTATGGAACAATATCCATACATTAGTAAACGATTTGCCTTAGAAAGATTTTTAGGATTAACTGAAGAAGAGATCAGTAAAAATGAAAAATTATGGCGTGAAGAACAAGATAAAGAACAAGATGTTGACCCACTAGGTAGTGATTTACGAAGTGTAGGGGTGTCTGTTGGGGATATTGAATCGGATGAACAACTTGGTCAAGAGTTAGAAAATCCACCTGAAGAAGGTGCGGAAGGGCCAGAAGTTGCTGGACCAGTAACATCTGCAACCTCGCAAGCCGCTGTACCGGGCGGTGCGCCAGGTCAAATATAATTGATAAATAGTTAAATGAAACTTTTTGAAATGTTTGATGCCCCAATTCAGGGTTACCAAGATATTGCTGATGACAATAGTAAACCAAAGTGGAAAGAATCTCGTAAAACTAAATTAACATTAAAACAAATTAGAAAATTAAGAAAAATGTTAGATGTTAGAAATTATGAAAAACAAGAGTATATGAAAAAAGTTCATGAACAATATGGTGCCGCAGCAGCAAAAGCAGGACAGCCGACAGTATAAACTTTAGCAATTAAAGTTTTGTAAAATCATCAGATTTTACCAAAAATGTAAAAAAAGCATACATATTACGCTCTTTTATTGTATATGTGCTAAATAATTTTACAAGCCATTACTTAGGAGAAAAAAACAATGGATAACAAAAAATTTGAACAACTCATTGATTTAATTATTAACGAGAATGAAGAACAAGCCCGTGCATTATTTCACGATATCGTGGTAGAAAAATCCCGCGAAATTTATGAACATTTAATGGACGAAGACACACTAGAAGAAAATCTAATGGTTGCGCCAACTGATTCATCAGCACCTCCGGTAAATGCAAGCGGCGAAGCCGCTGGATTGCTGGACGAAATTGAGATGGAAGAACAAGGCATGAACGAAGAAGATGATGAAATGGACCTAGATGACATGGATGATGACGAAGACACAGAAATAATGGATCTTGATTCTGATGAAGAAGGTATGGATGACATGGATGATGAAGGATCCGTTGAAGACCGAGTAGTAGATATTGAAGATAAAGTAGATAATCTTGAAAGATTAATGGCTGAGTTTGAAGAAATTATGAATGGTGGCGGAGGTGACGAAGAGTCATTAGATGACATGGATGATGAAGCCGGTGCATTTGCGGGCGGTGATGACATGGATAATCCAGAAGGTGATGAAATGATGGAAGCAATCACGCTGAAACCTGTTAAAGGACTATATGGTTCTAAAATTGGTGGTGACGATGGTCAGCAAACAAAAAGCACCGTAAGATTTAATTCGGGTCAAAATGGTATGGCAAGCAAACCTTTTGCACTAGGTGGTAAATCAGAATCAGTACCAACAAGTCCAAAAGGGCCAAGCAATTATGGCAGTAAAGGTGAAACGCAAGTTAAAGGCGCGGGCTCATTCAAAAATGTTCCTGCACAAGCCAAGCAAGATTTAACAGCGGCACCAAAGCCAACGACAACGCAAGCAGCTGGAGTTAATACCAAAAGCCCATTAGCCGAGTCACGAAGAACAGTACGTAAAACTACTAGATAAGGAATCTGAGAGTAATGGCTTATCTCAAAGAGCAACTGACTTTCGGTCAAGCCGGTATGGTTCTCGAAAGTTCAGGTGAGGGAAATACAAAGTCCCTTTATATGAAGGGTATTTTCATTCAGGGTGGGGTAAAAAACGCAAACGAGCGTGTTTACCCTATTTCTGAAATTGATAGTGCAGTAGAGACTTTGAATAAACAAATTACTGAAGGTTATTCTGTATTAGGTGAAGTAGATCACCCAGATGACTTAAAAATTAACTTAGACCGAGTATCACATATGATAACATCTATGTGGATGGACGGAGCAAACGGTTTTGGTAAATTAAAAATATTACCAACTCCAATGGGGCAGTTAGTAACTACCATGTTGGAAAGTGGTGTTAAACTAGGCGTATCTAGTCGAGGTAGCGGAAACGTTAACGACTCTGATGGCCGTGTCAGTGACTTTGAAATAGTCACAGTGGATATCGTTGCTCAACCGAGCGCACCTAATGCATACCCTAAGGCTATTTATGAAGGCATGATCAACATGAAACATGGTCATAAACTCTTAACTATTGCAAAAGATGCTAAAGGCGATAAAAAAGTACAGAGATTTCTTAAAGAGGAAGTTAAACGCCTAATTAATGATCTCAAAATTAAAAAAGGGGAATAAGTATGTTTGATGCTATCAAACCATTACTTGAAAGTGGATTAATTAATGAAGAAATCGGGCAGGAACTTAATGAAGCCTGGGACTCTAAATTGGTTGAAGCACGAGAGCAAGTACGCACAGAACTAAGAGAAGAGTTTGCAAATCGTTATGAGCATGATAGAATCGTGATGGTAGAAGCACTAGATAAAATGGTTACTGAAGGCCTTAGTTCTGAAATTGTAGAATTTCAGAGCGAACGTCAGGCAATGAATGAAGACCGAATTAAAGCAAAAATGAAACTACATGAATCTGCTACTAAATTCAATGATTTTATGGTTGTTAAATTAGCCGAAGAAATCAAAGAATTGCGTAAAGATCGTAGTATTCAAAAAGAAAATCAACAAAAAGTAGGACAATTTATTGTTCATGCTTTATCCCGCGAAATTAAAGAATTCGCACAAGATAAACAAGCTGTTGTTGAATCTAAGGTTAAATTAGTTGCTGAAGGTCGTAAACAATTAACTACATTGAAAGCACGTTTTGTCGCTGAATCTGCTAGTAAATTGAATGCAATCGTAACTGCTCATCTAAAGGGTGAACTACATCAATTAAAAGAAGACATTAAAATTGCTAGAGAAAACAATTTTGGTCGTCGGCTTTTTGAAGCATTTGCAGGAGAATTTTCAGTAACTCATTTAAATGATAAAGCTGAAACTCGCAAATTAATGGCTAAACTAGGTGAAAAAGAAACTCAACTAGCAGAGTCTATTAAATCGGTCAACGCAGTTAAAAAACTGGTTGAAGGAAAAGAACGTGAAGTTCGCATGATTAAAGAATCAAATCTAAGAGAAAAAACAATGAGCGATTTATTGTCTACTCTCAATGAAGAGAAATCTGTAGTTATGATGGACTTACTAGAAAGTGTACAAACTAACAAGTTGAAAGTCGCTTTCGATAAGTATTTGCCAGCAGTTCTTAATAATGGTAATGAGAAAAAGATTGGAAAATCTGCTTTGAATGAATCTATTATTACAGAAATTACTGGTAATAAAGCTGCTAAACAAGAAGTTGATATCTATGAACGTGATAACGTAATAGACATTAAACGTCTAGCAGGGCTGTGAAATAAAGACATACATTAGGAGATATATAAAATGTCAAAAGTATTATTAGAAGGCCGTTGGAACGAAACCAAGGACGCCCTGTTAGAAGGTCTAAGAGGCAACCGTCGTTCAACAATGGGTGTTATTTTAGAAAACACAAAAAGACAGTTACTTGCTGAATCTTCAGCCGGTACTACAACAGCTGGAAACATCGCTACATTAAATCGTGTGATTCTTCCGGTTATCCGTCGTGTCATGCCAACCGTTATCGCTAACGAATTGGTAGGCGTTCAGCCAATGACAGGTCCAGTTGGTCAGATTCATACATTGCGTGTTCGCTATGCTCAGTCTTTAACAGACAACAGTGCAGCAGCAACTAGTGTTACCGCTGGTCAAGAAGCATTAAGTCCGTTCATGATTGCTCAGGCGTATTCACGTACTCCACAAGCAACAGGTTCAACTAGCAGCTATACTGCAAATAATACCGCTGCCCTTGAAGGCAATGGCGGTAAACAAATCAGTGTGCAAATTCTACGTCAAGCTGTTGAAGCGAAATCACGTAAATTGCAAGCACGTTGGACATTTGAAGCTGCTCAAGACGCACAAAGCCAGCATGGCATTGACGTTGAAGCAGAAATTATGGCTGCTTTGGCACAAGAAATTACAGCTGAAATTGACCAGGAAATTCTATTGTCATTACGTACCTTAGCAACTACTGAGTTTACATTCAATCAGGCAACCGTATCTGGTACTGCTACATATGTTGGTGATGAACATGCTGCATTGGCAGTTCTTATCAATCGTGTTGCTAACTTGATCGCTCAACGCACCCGTCGTGGAGCAGGTAACTGGGCTGTTGTATCTAGTGCAGCGTTAACGGTTCTACAAAGTGCTACAACTTCTGCATTCGCTCGTACTACAGAAGGTACTTTTGAAGCACCAACAAATACAAAGTTCGTTGGTACCTTAAACGGCGCTATGCGTGTATTTGTTGACTCTTATGCACCTGATACACAACCTGTATTGGTTGGTTATAAAGGTTCTTCAGAAACAGATGCAGCGGCATTCTATTGCCCTTACATTCCGTTGATGAGTTCTGGTGTTGTTCTTGATCCAACAACATTCGAACCAGTCGTATCATTTATGACTCGTTACGGATATATCGAGCTTACTAATACTGCAAGCAGTTTTGGTAATGCTGCGGATTACGTTGGTGAGATAGCTGTTGCAAATTTAACATTCCAATAAAATTTGGGTTGTTTGTTTTGTCAAACAAAGAGGGTGCTTCGGCACCCTTTTTTGTTATTGCATAAATACAATATAACAATGGAATATTTATGTCATCAGAATTATTCAACAGTATAACCGGTTACTCTGTAGGGATTCCACCAACGTTGGTTGTAAATTCATCAGGTACAATATTAACTAATGTTGATAACGATTATGTAACTGCAAACACTGTACTTGCTAATATATTACAGTCCCCACTAACTACTAAAGCATCTAGTGCTACAGGCACAATTGGACAAATATGCTGGGATGCTAATTATATATATGTTTGTACTGCAACTAATACATGGAAAAGAGCCACATTAACCGGCGGATATTAATATGATTACAATAGAATTATTACACACCCTTTGTCCTAAAACAAAAGATAGTATTCTAACTACATATATTGAACCGTTGAATACTGTAGGTGAATACTATGACATGTTTGTTAATACAAATAGAATAGCAGGGTTTTTAGCACAAATCGCACATGAGTCCGGAGGATTTAATTTTGTAAAAGAAAATTTAAATTACAGTGCCAAAGGATTAATGACTACCTTTAAGAAATACTTTTATGATGAAGCAACTGCAAAAAGATATGAACGCAAACCCGAAATGATTGCCAATCGTGTATATGCTAATAGGATGAAAAACGGAGATGAAGCCAGTGGTGACGGATATCGATTTTGTGGTAGGGGATTAATTCAATTAACCGGTAGAGATAATTATACTAAATTTGCCCTAGCATTAGATTTATCAATTGAAGATACTGTTGCATATTTAGAAACTCCAAACGGTGCCGTGGCAAGTGCTGGCTGGTTTTGGGATAATAATAAATTAAATCAATATTGTGACAGTGGTGATTTTGTAACACTGACAAAAAGAATTAATGGTGGGACCATTGGATTGGAAGATAGAAAACATCATTATGAGATAGCATTGGATATGCTGCAAAGATAATATGGCACAGCCTATTTGGAACACCCCCGCCGGATCTCTGGGAACATTTCCATCATTGTTACCGGCTACTTTTCAATTATCAGCATCTGCACAGTCACCTGCATCATCAATATCATATGCATTATTATGCGGAGTACTACCGCCAGGCTTATCATTAGATCAAGATGGATTAATAACCGGCACTCCCACTTTAGTTACATTAGCAACAACTAGCACTTTTACTGTACGTGTTACTGATAATTTAAATAATTTAAGAGATAGAACATTTTCTATGGTTGTATTAGGCGCTGCAATTCCAAAGTTTACTACTCCCACTGGATCTTTATTAAGTGTACAAGATAGTATTTGGGTTGAAATTCCAATTCAATATTCTAATCCTGATGTTAACAATACTGTAATTATATCCCTAAAAGAAGGCTTATTGCCGTCTGGGCTAGAAATAAATGAATCAGGTATTATTAGAGGATATCCAAACCCACCAATACTTAATATAACATTTCCGTTAATAGTAACAAGTGCTTCTCTCACAACTGCATCAACAAATATTATAACTTGTTTAAGTACAACTGGATTTGCTTTGGGTAGAATTGTACTTTTTTCAGGCACTACGTTCGGGACAATATCATCCACAGCTGTAGTATCTGCAGGTTATTTTATAATAGGAAATAGTTATGAAATTACAACGATTGGTAATACCCCAACTGACTTTACTTTAATCGGTGCACCTGCTAATTCAATAGGCGTACTATTTACTGCAACAGGAGTTGGGTCCGGTACCGGAACTGCTACTTCACTAAATACTACTACATATTATGTTAAAAGTATAATTAATAGTACTGAATTTACGGTGTCTACTATCCAAAACGGTCCAACTTACTTAGTTACAGACGCTGCTGGGTATATGACAGTTACTTTACCGGCTACTAGTGTAGGTCAGCCAACAATAAGAACATCATCTTTTACATTAAAATTAGAAAGTGCATTAGGCACTGCTGTGGCTGAATATCAACTTACCGTTATTAATCAAAATACTCCAGTAAGCCAAGGGGGTCCGGGCAAAATACCAAATTCAAGAAGTCCGGTTATTTTAAATACAAGACCCACTACATTTAATATTTTACCAACTAATGAATATTATGGATATTATTTTACACCGCCCAAAGAAAGTGGAACATTAACTACCCCGTCTGCTACTTCAACTTTTATTGGCACTACTCAAAGTGATAATTATTTTGCATTTAAGATAATAGGAAAAGACTTTGATAATTCTGTAATTTCATATTCTTATTCAGGATTACCAAGTGGAATGATAGGGAATACAACAACTGGTTGGATAACTGGTACTCCAATTTTAGGGTCAACTGGAATTAACCAATATAATTTTTCAGTTGCTGTATTAAAAGGATCGTTTATAAGTGAATATGTTGAGTTTTCATATAAAATAAGTAATGGGCTTGATGGTATTGTTACTTGGATTACTCCAGCTAATATGGGAACAATTTATAACGGAACAATTAGTACATTAAATGTATTAGCAACTGCTCAAGTAGAACTATATTATGACATTGTGTCAGGTTCACTTCCTCCTAATTTAGAATTATTATATAATGGAGAAATAACCGGATATGTTGCGGATCAACCTACTAATCAATTTTTAATACTAAACGAAACTACTGATTTTACTGTTACTATACGAGCATACTCTCCTGATCATCCATTATTAAATTCAAATAAAACATTTACTATATCTGTTTTACAACAATATAATCAACCAACAGATATATTATATATTAACGCTACACCTAGTATTACAGATAGAAATATAATAAATTCATTGTTAACTAATACTACCTTGATTCCTACTATAGATTTATATAGAGCAACTGATATATATTTTGGTAAAGCAACTAGTGTTGTATATGAGCATTTATATGGTGTATTTTCTAGCGATTTAGATGAATATATTGCCGCAGTTACACAAAATCATTATTGGAGAAATGTAACATTGGGTGAATTAAAAACTGCTGTTGCTAAAAATAGTGCTGGTACTATTATATATGAGGTTGTATATAGTGAAATCATTGATAATTTAATAAATCCTAGCGGGGTAAGTGTTAGCAGTGAAATATATTGGCCAACTCCTATTAATCTATTTCAGGGTTCTTGGTATACTAGTGTAGATGATATATATACTAGTTATGTAAATATATTTGGTCAAGAATATTATACTAGTTTAACTCCGGGTTCGGCTAGAGTGTTATATCCAAATAGTTTAATTAATATGCGTAACAGAGTGTCAGCAGTTTTGGGTCAACAATATGATTCTTCTTTATTACCTCTATGGATGACCAGTCAGCAAGCGAATGGTAATACATTAGGATATACACAAGCGTGGGTTATTTGTTATACCAAACCAGGTAAAGCAATTACTATTAAAAATAATATAAATGACAATTGGGCATATAAATTAAATCAAATTAATTTTAATATTGATAGATTTACTGTGGATAAAAGCACCACATATAACTATGATAAAACTACTAATCCTCCTACTTGGACAGGATTGCCAAGTGCTACCCCGGTACCAGATCCATTAAATAGTAAAAATTTTCATGTATTATTTCCACATAAAACTATTTTACCAAATGAATCTCAATACTAAATACTTCATGGAATATAGAATATGAGTACAATTAATACTAATGCATTAGATGTCAATTATCCAATACCTGGCGTTAATAACAATAGTCAGGGATTTAGAGATAATTTTGCATCTATAAAAACTAATTTAAACACCGCTGCCACTGAAATTACAGATTTACAAAATAAAGTAGTGGTTAAATCAGCGTTGAGTGGGAGTTCATTAAACAACGATATGGCTAATACAATTATTAGTAATGCTGCAACTAGAAGTTTTAGAGCAACTACTTATAATTTAGGGAATAGTCTGTCAGGAACTGTATTAGTAGATGTATCATTAGGAGATGTTCAATATGGTACCGTTGCAGGTAATATAACATTTCAATTTGGAAATTGGGCCCCAACTGGAACGCAAAGTAATGTTCAACTGCAATTGGCAATAAGTAATGCTAATTCATTTATATCTTTCCCTAGTGAAATGGTAATAAATGAAAACACCGGCGTAACAACTTTAGAAAATTTTTCAAATATTGCAGGTGTGGCTACTGTTTCTATTCCGTATAATATTAGTCAAATTGATTATAGAATAAGTACCGTTGATTGTGGAAATAGTTTATTGGTAGAACCCTATAACAGACCAAGAATAGATACTCAAATTCAAAATAATCGTCTTGTTCCCCCAACTGGATTTCGAGGAGATGTACCCGGTACTGTAGTAGCAAGTCAGTCTTTAGATCAACTACCCATAACTATTTCCAACGCCGCAGATTATTTTACTACTACAGGAAATACGACACAATTATATACTGATATGCCTATTACTTTTTCCGGCACCAGCTGTGAAGCAAGTATTGCAGTTGGAACAACATATTATGTTAGAAATGTCGTTTCTGCTACTACATTTTCAGTTTCTTCTACGTTAGGCGGCGCTAATGTTAATTTAGCAGGTAATTCGTCATTAACTAGTACAATGTACGGGAATCCGGTAAATTATGTTTATATATGTACTGACACATATAATTCTACTAGTTATTTAAAAAATGTTAGCAATACTACAGTAACCACTAATGCTGTTACGTTAAATAATATAACTAATTTAACAGTTAATGCTCCGATTATTTTCACTGCCAACATAGGTGGAATATATGCTAATACAGTATATTATATTAAAGCAATATCTAGTCCAAATATTACAGTTAGTCAATCTAGAACCAATGGAGTTGCTGATACTGTAGTTACTTTAAGTTCCAATTCAACTGCTACTACTGCAACAGCATATGTTGGTAATGATATATGGAAAAAAATAGTTACCACATCTTGGTAATAAATATATGAGTGGAACACCCATTCATATCTAATCTTAAAGACAAGTCAGTAGACGAGTTGCAAAAAACTATATCAGAATTAACGGGCAAATTGTCATTTGCTTATAGAATCTTGAATCAACCATTAATACATCAACTACGCATGGCTATAGAAAGTTATAAAGTAGAATATAATCGTCAAATGGATGAACTGATTAAAAAACAAGAAATACATAATAAAATTCAAATAAACAAGGATAAGTAAATTGAACACAATGCGTCATAGAATAAAACAACATTTTGCTTTTCAAGCAGCAGTGTATGTTGAAGAGACATTTTTAATGAACATCTATGAAATAACTTTAGAAATGCATGTGGTTACCGGAGATAGTAAAGAACAAAATATTGCAATGTCTCGCATAAATTATATGATAGAAGACTGTTTTCAAAATTGTGTATTTGTCCACCAAACTGAAACTGCGGTTATTGAAAAATATATTGCAGCAAACTTAAAAGTTTCTACTACTCCAGATGAGCCATATGATCAGTTACTGGCTATATTATTATTAACTAAATTAAATATAATTACTGAAGGAAGATTGTTGATAACTGATATAACTTTAAGTTCTGGATTAAGTGATGGTATTAAGTTTTTATATAGTCCTGCACTAGAACATACTCCATTAACAACTGGTATTTTCAATTGGTGGAACGAACTGAATACTAAAATTGTTGACTTTCCAAAAAGAGAAACTAAAAAGGAAAAAATAGTTAAATTGGTCAAAAAAACAAACGATTGGGCTCATTTAAATTTAGAATGGCAAGAAAAAACATTACCCACATCTCAAATTATTTTTACTGACAAATAACCAAATACATTGCTTTTCATGCAGACTTGTGTTAATATTAATCTATGAAAATAGATAGATATGGGCAATCAATTTTAAATGAGTCAGATTTGTGTCATTTATTTTTAAACGACCCCACTAAAATTTTTAATAATGTAGTACTAGTAGATTCTCCGATAGCATTCAACGAATGTTTGACAATAGAGAATATACCCGATTTAAAGGTATACACTGAATTAGATTTATCAGTAACCCAGTTTGATTCTATATGCCAAGCAACTTGGTTTATGCCAAAAGAATATTATAGTATGGATATTGCTAAATGGGTATTAGAACAATGTACTTCTGAACCTGAGTTGCAACGAGCCGGCGAAGAATTAATTATGTTCCAAGAACGAGATATGTTTACATTATTACAATATTTAAAATATCTAGTTGATGTTATGCGTAAAAATAATATTATATGGGGAGTGGGTAGAGGTAGTAGTGTATCTAGTTTTGTATTATTCCTAATAGGAATCCACAGAATAAATAGTTTACATTATCAATTGTCAATTGATGAGTTTTTAAAATAAAGGAAATATATGTCAAAGTACAGAACAGCACAAGGTAAATTAGTTGATATGAGTGCGCTTCAAGCAAAAAACGAACGTACTAGAGCCGTAGGGAATATGAAGGTCAATGCCAGAGGTGATACCATTGATTCTACTGGGAAAGTTATTGTCCCTGTGACCACTAAGGTAAATTCTATATATTCAAAAACGGTAGGCAATAAATCGGCTAACAAATTACGAGAGCAGATACATGTGGATGCCCCGATTGCACAAAACGCATTAAATGAGACATTAACTGTTTCGGAGCGTGAATTAGAAGATGCATTAGAAGATGATATTGCAGTTGAAAAAATTAAAGCTATGGATGTGAAAAAATAATATGGAAAAGAAACTAGCATTTGCCCCTCATAAAATACGATCATTAACTCCACTTAATGATACAATATTAGTAGATGAGATGAAGTTTGACGAGCGAATTACGTCAGGCGGTATTGTATTGTTAAATGATGATATGAAAAGTGCAGGAATTCGCCCAAGATGGGCAAGAGTTTACGCTATTGGACCAAAACAAACCGATGTTCAAATTGGGCAATATGTCCTAATTACTCACGGTAGATGGACTCGTGGTGTTAAAATTGAAGATGAAAACGGTGAACGCACTATCCGTAAAGTAGACAATGATGATGTACTTTTAATTAGTGATGAGCCAGTAGATGATTTAACATTAAGTGATAAGGTATATTAATGATTAATTGGATAAAAAGACAACTATATAATTTGGGAACTAATTCCTATCCGATGGATAGGAAAAATGTAATATCGGCAAGAAGGGGAAACCATGGTATAACTGAGTTTAACTCCGATCCATTACGGTTGAATATATATTTTGCCTCTGGTGGAACGATTGTGGAAAGTTGTATGTTTGATCGTAAGACTGATCATACTCAATCTAAACTACATATTGTGGGACCAGATGAAAACTTAGGTGAAAGTATTGGACATATTATTACCCTTGAACTTTTGAAAAAATGAAAAATAACCTTTGGACAGAAAAATATAGACCTAACACAACTGCGGATTATGTGTTTGTTGATGACAGGCAACGCAGTCAAGTATTAGATTGGATTAAACAAGAAAGTATCCCTAATTTATTACTAAGCGGAGATCCTGGCACAGGAAAAACTACACTAGCAAAAATTCTAATTAATGAATTGGGTGTGGAAAGTTATGATGTATTAGAAATTAATGCTAGTCGTGAAAACGGGGTGGATGTAATACGAAACAAAATTGTAGGGTTTGTTCAAACAATGCCATATGGAACCTTTAAGGTTGTATTACTTGATGAAGCAGATTATTTAACTGCGGCTGGTCAAGCAATGCTTAGGCATGACATGGAAGAATATAGTGCTACTGCTAGGTTTATACTAACATGTAATTATCAACATAAAATTATTCCAGCATTAAAAAGTAGGTGTCATGAATTTCATATTGCTAAAACAGATAGAAATGAATTTACTGCTAGAGCAGCAACCGTACTAGCAACTGAAAATATTGATTTTGAGTTAGATATATTAGATAATTATGTTAGGGGCACTTATCCTGATTTGCGTAAGTGTCTAAATCAATTACAAGTAAACAGTAGTTCGGGTAAACTATTATCACCACAGGCAGAAGGGTCTAGTGAAAATGAACTAATGATAACTGCTACCCAGTTGTTTAAATCGGGTAAAATTATTGAAGGTAGACAACAATTAATGCAATATTTAAGTTTATATCCTACCCGAATTGAAGAAATTTATGTTTGGGCATATTCTAATTTGGATTTATGGTCATCTACTAATAAAGGTAAAGATGCTGCTATTATTATTATTAGAAATGGATTGTCTACTTTGCCGCTAGTAGGTATACCGGAAATAGCGATAGCAGCAACTTTATGTGAATTGACTACAATATGAGATATTTATTAATACAATTTATACGAAAACCGGGAGGGCAAATTGATGAACAAATTACTGTTTCTAAAAAAGTTAAACCCGCAGACTTACAAACAATGAATGTCATTCTAGACTATGCTAAAAAAAAGATAGATAAATGTGTTATTGAGGGTAAAACACTAAACCAAGATTGGGATAAAATGAATGAATATTATAAAAACATTTATCCTGCGTTAATAGAACAGTTAGAAAAAGAAGCGCAAATAACAGCCAATTCTAAGTAACATTTAATGTTCGTGCAGTTTTTAAGATTGCACTCATTAATTTAAAATTGTTACTTGCCAGTTCAAGCAATTTATCAGCCGGCCTAGTACTAATGCTAGCCATTCCAAAAGCAATTTCACCCATATCTATAAAATAAGTTTGGGTAGGCCAACGTGCTTGCTTTACTTGCCATCCGTCAATAAATAAACATTCTTCACCAATTGATTGTAGCGCGGTAGCCCTGAGTGCTCCACTAAGTGATTGAGCGCCAAGTATTTTAATTGCAATAGGGCGGTCCCAAATATTTGGTTTATCTATTGTACGAGCGATAACATGTACTAGAAAAGCTTCCATATCAGATGCTAAAAACACCTGACTTTTACCTTGGGCTTCCATAACAATTTCCCACCCTGCTTTAATATATGGTTGCCAGTGTTTCATTTAACTATTTAGTTAATATTAACTCAATTTAGTTGAGTATTTTTTTGGATTTATTCTTTGTGGTAAAATGATAAATACTTAATAAGGTATATTTATGGCACAAAGAAATATAGATTTTGGTACATTTCCGGATGATCCGGACGCAGACGCAATTAGAACAGCCTTTCAAAAAGTACAGGATAATTTTGGTGAACTATTTGAAGGTGCTGATGTAGGCTCTGTTATATCTGTTAATAGAACTCAGGGTGCAGGTATTACCGTAAGTACTCCTACCGGAAATGTTGTCATTACTGCAAATATTGCTTGCGTTCAGGTGCATACTAGTACATTAAGTATTGGGCGTGATGCAAACGGGTCACTAGATACCTCAATTACTGCATCATCGCAAACTCTATATGTTGATTTACCGGCAAATATAGCAAATGTGGCAAATATTAACTTATCGGGATATGCAAATGTTCAAGGTAATTTATCCGTAGTTGGTAACTCAAATTTAGCAAATGTAGGTATTTCTGGTAATATAACTCTTGGTGGAAACATCGTAATTACCGGAAATGTATCTGCATTTAATGTATCTGCTACTAATGCTCTTAGCGCAGGCACTACTTTATCGGTAACCGGCAATGCTAATGTTGGTAACTTAGGCACTGCAACTGCTATAATCACTACTGGTAATATCACCACTATCAATAGCGGTTTACTAAAAAATGGTAATAGCAATATAACTCTTACTGCTAATGGTAATATCTCTACTACTGTAGTTGGAAATACTGTTTTAGTTGTAACAGGGACTGGAGTTAATGTTGCTGGTACATTAAATGCCACAGGTAATATAACTGGTGGGAATTTAATCACTGCTGGGTTTGCTAATGTTGGTGCTAATGCTAACATAGGTACTACTTTATTGGTAATTGGTAATGCTAATGTTGGTAACCTAGGCACTGCTGGGTTAATTGTTGCTACTGGAAACGTAACCGGCGGAAATTTAATCACTGCTGGATTTGCTAATGTTGGTGCTAATGCGAATATAGGTACTACTTTATCAGTAGTTGGTAATGCTAATGTTGGTAATCTTGGTACTGCTGGATTGATTGTTGCCACAGGTAACATAACCGGTGGTAATTTAATCACTGCTGGATTTGCTAATGTTGGTGCTAATGCGAATATAGGTACTACTTTATCAGTAGTAGGTAATGCTAATGTTGGTAACTTAGGCACTTCAACAGCAATAATCACTACCGGTAATATCACTACTATCAATAGTGGATTGATCCAACTTGGTACAAGTAATATTACAATTGCATCTGGTGCTAATATTTCTCACTTTGTTGCAGGTAATGCAACCAGTCAATTGACTGTAACCGCTACTGGCGCCAACATTCCCGGAACTGCCAATGTAATTGGTAATGCTAATGTTGGTAACTTAGGCACTACTGGAGAAATTATTGCAATAGGTAATATAACCGGCGGGAATTTAATTACTGCCGGATTTGCTAATGTTGGTGCTAATGCGAATATAGGTACTACTTTATCTGTAGTTGGTAATGCTAATGTTGGTAATCTTGGTACTGCTGGATTAATTGTTGCTACTGGAAACATAACTGGTGGGAATTTAATCACTGCTGGGTTTGCTAATGTTGGTGCTAATGCTAATATAGGCACCACTTTATCTGTAATTGGTAATGCTAATGTAGGTAATCTAGGCACTGCTGGATTGATTGTTGCTACTGGAAACATAACCGGTGGGAATTTAATCACTGCCGGATTTGCTAATGTTGGTGCTAATGCTAATATAGGTACTACTTTATCGGTAATTGGTAATGCTAATGTTGGTAACTTAGGCACTGCTGGATTGATTGTTGCAACAGGTAATATAACCGGCGGTAATTTAATCACTGCTGGATTTGCTAATGTTGGTGCTAATGCTAATATAGGTACTACTTTATCTGTAATCGGTAATGCTAATGTTGGTAACTTAGGTACTGCTGGATTGATTGTTGCAACAGGTAATATAACCGGCGGAAATTTAACCACTGCTGGGGTAATTGTTGCAACAGGAAACATAACCGGTGGGAATTTAATTACTGCCGGATTTGCTAATGTTGGTGCTAATGCGAATATAGGCACCACTTTATCTGTAGTTGGTAATGCTAATGTAGGTAACTTAGGCACTGCTGGTGTTATGATTGCTACAGGTAACATAACCGGTGGAAATTTAATCACTGCCGGATTTGCTAATGTTGGTGTTAACGCTAATATAGGTACTACTTTATCGGTACTAGGTAATGCTAATGTTGGTAATCTTGGTACTGCTGGATTGATTATTGCCACAGGTAACATAACCGGTGGAAATTTAATCACTGCCGGATTTGCTAATGTTGGTGCTAACGCTAATATAGGCACTACTTTATCGGTAATTGGTAATGCTAATGTTGGTAACTTAGGCACATCAACAGCAATAATCACTACAGGTAATATCACTACGATCAATAGTGGGTTACTACAAAATGGTAATAGCAATATAACTCTTACTGCGAATGGCAATGTCGCTACATTTACCGCCGGCAATGCAACCGCACAATTTGTAGTTACTTCAACCGGGGCTAACATTCCCGGAACTGCTAATGTAATTGGTAATGCTAATGTCGGCAATCTTGGTACTGCTGGATTGATTGTTGCTACTGGAAACATAACCGGTGGTAATTTAATTACTGCTGGATTTGCTAATATAGCCTCTAATGCGAATATAGGTACTACTTTATCAGTACTCGGTAATGCTAATGTTGGTAACTTAGGCACTACTGGTGTTATCATTGCAACTGGCAATATAACCGGTGGTAATTTAATTACTGCTGGATTTGCTAATGTAGGTGCTAATGCGAATATAGGCACTACTTTATCTGTAGTTGGCAATGCCAATGTAGGTAACTTAGGCACTGCTGGATTGATTGTTGCAACAGGAAATATAACCGGTGGTAATTTAATCACTGCTGGATTTGCTAATATAGCCTCTAATGCTAATATAGGCACTACTTTATCTGTAATCGGTAATGCTAATGTTGGTAATCTTGGTACTGCTGGATTGATTGTTGCAACAGGAAATATAACCGGTGGGAATTTAATCACTGCTGGATTTGCTAATATAGCCTTTAATGCTAATATAGGTACTACTTTATCTGTAATCGGTAATGGTACATTTGGTAATATAAACACATCTGGAACAGAAACAGCCACTCGTTTTATCTCAAACATAGCAATTGGTACTGCTCCACTAACAGTAACATCTACTACACGGGTAGCCAACTTGAATGTTGACTATGCTAATGTAGCAGATTTTATCAATGTAACTGCGCCTGGCACCGGTACAGCCTACGTGATAGGTGCTAACGCAACTACAGGAAATATTACTGAGTTGACAAGTTCTGGTATATCAATGAATTTAGCAAATAATGCTATTACTGCAACTACATTCGTTGGTGCATTATCAGGGGCAGCAACCACAGCAGGCACCGTAACTACTAATGCACAACCAAATATAACTTCAGTCGGTTCATTAACTGGACTAACTATCAGTAATGCAACCGGTATAGTTAATTTCACTACATCAGCAAATGTCACTTTAGGTGCAGTGGCAAATTTACATATATCAGGCGGCACAGCAGGATATAATTTAAAAACTGACGGATTGGGCAATTTATCATGGGGAGTAGATAGTGCGGTTGCTGGCGGGAGTAACACACAAATACAATTCAATGATGATTTAGCATTAAACGGTAATTCAGGATTCACATTTAATAAAACAACTGGTGCATTTGCTGTGCCAGGTACCGGAACATTAACTGGATTAGCAGTAAGTAATGCATCCGGGCTTGTTAATTTTACTGGAACAGGAAATGTATCACTGGGGTCAGTATCTAACTTACATATTACAGGTGGCACATCATCTACTTATTTGGTTACAGACGGATCCGGAGGATTATCTTTTACATCGTTGGCAGGAAGTCCTCCGGGAGGTTCTAATCAGGCTATACAGTTTAATGATACTACTGTTTTCCAAGGAAACACAGGATTTACTTTTAATAAAACAACAGGTGCAGTAGCAATTCCCGGTGCCTTAACAGTAACTGGAAATATTGGTGCAGGAAATGTTTCTAGTACTTTATTAACAGGAACATTAACAACAGCAGCACAATCAAATATAACAAGTACTGGTACATTAACAAGTTTAACCGTATCAGGTAATATTGGTGCAGGTAATGTAACTGCTAGTAGATTTATATCAAATGTTGCAAACGGAGGACTTTCCCCGTTTGTAGTTTCTTCTACCACAGTAGTTGCTAATTTAGCAGCAGACACTGCTAATACAGTAACTGCAGCAGCACAAAGTAATATTACAAGTGTTGGTACATTAACAAGTTTAGCAGTAACAGGTAATATCAGTGCAGGTAACGTAAGTGCAACAACATTTACAGGTGCATTAACTGGTAATGCAACTACAGCAGGTACAGTAATAACTGCGGCACAACCAAATATAACAAGTACCGGTACATTAACAAGTTTAGCAGTAACAGGTAATATCAGTGCAGGTAACGTAAGTGCAACAACATTTACAGGTGCATTAACTGGTGCAGCAACTACTGCGGGCACAG